TCAGGGCTCCACAGCTGGGAACGTCCAGATCCGGCGACCTTCTTCCGTCAGCGTCGTATGCTCGTTAACCCGGATGATGAGGTCTCCATCCTCTGGGGTGCGTGCGCGGTAGGCGAAGCCTCCTATGCCTATGCCCGGTGAGGGTGGGATGTTCGGGTCGAACTCTAGAACCACATTCTCTGAATGCAGCTTCCGGTAGAAGCCCCTTAGCCTTTTAAGCTTCTCTGCCGACATACCTTCACCGTTGGTTACCATGTATTCCGCGTGATCTCGCATGTTCCGGTATGGTTTTTGCATAGCCATCGGGACGGCTCGGCTACCCGGTACCTTCCACGGGAAGTGCTTGAGAGCGTCCTCACGGGGAGTAGTGGAGTACCCGCCGGAGCGGCGCTTAACGTCGGTGATGGCTTGCCTGGTTACTCCGTACAGGCGGGCGATTTCCGCCTGTGACATTCCTTCCCCTTTGAGCTGTTCCACGATCTCGATAGTGAGCGCCGGAAGGTTGTCATTGGCCATCGTTTCACCACCTCTACCACTACAGACGACGCCGCCCCGGGCAGGGGGGGGCGGCGTCAAGTCTAGAGGATGCCCAGCTCGTGAAGCTTCTCGGTGACGAGGTTCGCGGCCTTGCTCGCGCTGCCCTCGAACGAGGGGATGAACACCGTACCCTCGGGGTACTCCCGGGTGTCGTCTTTCCCTCCAGCCGGACGGCCGTAGGAGCCACCCACACGGAGGGGACCATGCCACGGTTCGGGAAGCAAGTGCATTGCCGCTAACCCAAGCCCTCGGAAATAGCTGGCATGTGTGAAGGCGTAAACAATTCGCCCAGGGTCCATCATCTCACCCGGGCCTTTAATCCGGGTACGGATGCGCGCCTGTCGGCCGGGCCGGACTCCTGGCATTTCGCTCAACAGCCCGTCAGTCCACAATTCGACCTGAAAGCCGATCTTCTCGATTGCGAGCGCCAGCGCAACTATCTGGATTCCCCGTTCGCGGATAGCGCTAGTGGCGGTTTTGTGGGACGTCGTAACCGATACAACGAGGTTGATAATTCGCCCCGCCCGGGGCGTATCAACCAATTGATAGTTGATCATGTTCTCGGGCTCACCCGAGAGGTATCGGGCTACATCAACATCTGCTCCAGTAACGTCGTAGAGGCTGGCGAACGCGGGCATATCGGTTTCCCGCTCCAACGTCTCTACTTTCTCGATTGCGATGCGCATAGCTTCGATACCCTCGGACGGCGCACCGTTAAGCGCCATCGGAAACAAGCTTTCCATCGAGCTAGCCCCATAGAAGTGCGGTTTACTTTCCATTCTGCTGCTCCGATAGTGAACGACGTCGGGGCGCGCCTTGATGGCGTCCACCATGTCAGCTATGGAATCGAAAACCAGGTTTACTCGCTGACCGTCGATTTCGGTACGCATTTTCTTACCTTCCGTCTAGTGATCCAAGGAAAGGCACCGGCCAGGCCGGTGCTTAACCCTGCGACCTGCTAGGCGTTGAGCTTCTGCCACGTGGCGTCATCCAGGCCGCGCCGCAATCGCGCATCTTCGGCCGCTGCCCATGTCATGCCCGCTGCGAGCAGCTTGCCCATGCCGACCGACGCCCGGGGGCTGATGACCACGTTCAGACCGTGCTTTTCGGCGTTGCGGCGCAGTTTCCGGACGTGTGTGAGTATCTGGCGCTGCACGCTGTCATCAATGCCGGTGGAGGCGACCAAGGCCGACTCCAGCACATCGTCAATCTCGATTGTGATGATGGTGAATCTGTCGAGGGTGGCAGCGTCGATCGCTTGCCGTCCGACGTAGGCCCGGGTAGCACCCCGACCGTAAGTGTTGGCAGAAGCCACGGCCCGGAAATCCGGGTGACGCTTGACCATCTGATCCGGAAAAGCCATGTGCCCGTTCGCTAGAGCGGAGTTAATGACCGCCAGTACCGACGGGTGCGCGTTGTCCACTTCATCGAAGTGGAACAGGCCGCCGTGCTCGTACGCCTCGCGGAACAAGGTTCGCACGTATTCGCCCTGTGCCTGCATGTAGCCGATGATCTGGCTTGCCGGGGTCTGCGGAGACAGCGAGAGCGAGAACGATCGGAGGTGGAGCGCTTCGGCGGCCTGTTCGGCAATGGTGCTCTTGCCGGTCCCGGCCGGACCGACCATCATCACGTGCTCGCCCGCCAGGAGGGCGGTTGTCACGTCGGCGAGCTGGGCGTGCGTGTTGCCCTCGATCTGCCGTTTGGTCTCCCCCTTGATCACGACGGTCCGGGTCGGGTAGACGATTCCGGCAACGATCTCCCGGGCGATCTTTTCGACCTCTGCCCGGTCGAGTTTCGGGGCGAGCAAGCCCCGGAGGGCTTCGAGGGCGGCGGCGTCATCGGTCGGGGTATCAGTAGGCACGGCAAGCTCTTTCGTATCGGCGGGAGGGTGGATGGGGTTGACTTCATCGGAGACTGTTTCGGTGTCTTCCGGCGGAATGGTCTCGACGGTGGCACCACAGACATGCCGGTTGCCGTCACGCTCGATAAGAGTGAACCGGCCGATAACCCCGCAGTCATCGCAATAGTTCTGATGCCGGGTGTTCTCGGTGTCGTGAGCCCAGTAGAGATCAGTGCTGCCGCACTTGTTGCAGCCTTTACGGACGGTGCGCCGGGAGTGTTTAACGAGAGTCATTAAAGGCCGCCTTTCATTAAGTTATCCAAGACATTGATGGTTCAGGTGGAGTCGAGTCCCTAGAGCCCATCGAAGGGCCACGGCTTGACCGCTAGGGGTGGCTGGGAGTACCCGTACTTTCCTGCTACGTGTAGGCCGGTCGTCGCAATCTGAGACCCATGCTCGCGGCCCGTATCCTCGGGATACTCTCGCTATGTTCTGCTACTTACCGGAAGCCCCTACCTTGACGTAGCTCACGGACCAGTTGATCTCAGCCGCTTTGCGCCATCCTTGGCGGTACTTCCGATGTTCGGTTATGAAGGAGCTTGTCTCAGGCTTTCCGGTTGCCCGTCCGGCTTGATGTGGACATCATTACGAATAAGTCGGGGCAATGTCAAGCTAGCTCTTGAGATGCTCTTATTTACGCAGGTAGGGGCAATGTCAAGTCGATACATGACATCAGCCCTTGCGGTGGATACCGGAGGGGCTTCGGTGCTCACACTGCCTGGCCGCTAGGGCGCGGGAGGCGAGAGGTTCCATACCTCCATGGAGGTTGGACCGAGACGAACAGTCAGTAGCGAAGTGCTATCGCGATGGCGGGTGCCAGAAACCAAGGAAGCCCCGGCACGTGCTTGCCGGGGCTTCCTGTATCCGAGTGATCCTGAGTGTGATCTTCAGGATTGGTCAGCTTTGGTCTTTCTTGGCTGACTTGTGCAGAGTATCACGCCGCGTCGGGTGGTTCGTCACTCTGACTCACCGCCCGTTCAACCGATCTGGTGAAGATGCTCTTTCAGGCTCTCAAGGTAGTCCGACACCTTTTCGGATACTTCCTGGATCTGGTCGTCTGAAAGATGTTTCGTGTGTCTGTCGATGGTCGATTGGTCCGGCATCTTCCGTAGCATCTCGGACACGATGTCCCATGCCGCTCGATCAGTCTCGCGCATACTGCAATCCCTTCGGACGGTTCGAGGTACACACGGTCCGATGTTCGACGCCGGAGCCGGTTCGATCTCCGGCCATTGTTCGATCGGAAATCTTTCGGCCATGTCCCGGATAGCCGCCGGATCGGTACATCGGCCGCCAAGCCTACGCCGGTACTCATTCCGGGCTAGACACTGATCAACCGGGGTCTTGATATCCACGACCCGGAACTGTGCGCCGAGTTCTGCGGCCACATCCGCCCAGAGCCGGGCATGCCGGGCGCGTAGGTTCGTGTCGTCCACGATCACGGACAAGCCCCGACCGACCAGAGCCCGTACAGCGGCCGTCTGGGCGGCTGTAATCGCCCGTTCCTGGTCGGTCGAGGCTTGTCCCTCCATCTCGAACACGGCAGCGCGCAAGTCGTCGCGGCTCGGCGCTTTCGCCCTGCACGGCTCAGCCGATGCCCACTGCCGGGCGTACGTGGTCTTGCCACTGCCCGGGTACCCCCGGGTGATGACTAGTTCTGTCACGACTCGCCCCGCAAGCCTTCAGCGTGTGTCGCCCCCGTGTTCCTGGTCGATCTCATCTATGCCTGCCCCTCCGTCGCATCGTCCGACCCGGTCACGAACAATTCTATAAAGTCACCATAATCACTGCTGTGAGCACTCGTGATATTTTCGAAGAAATCACCGTTCTCTCTTTCTACAAACATCTTCACATCGAGATCTCTTCGGTGACGCCACAGCAGGTTGATAAGTTCTCCAACGGTCATTCACATAACCTCACCAAAGAATTCTTTAGTCATGGCATCCTCTGTTCTTCTCGGCGTCTGACATGTATCCGTGCCCCCACGAGGACCCGTAGATCTCCGGATCGGTGTCGATAGCGACTCCCCGGAAGTCCATTCGCATATGCCGCGCGATCTCAGCCGCGCCCCACCGGGCTTTATCGACTGGCAGCGATGCAACTACTTCGTCGTGAACCGGTAGCCGGAGGTAAGGCGTAAATCCTGCCTCATGAAGGTTGAGCAACCCCCGGCCAGTAATGTCACGTGATGTTGATTGAATCATGTAGTTGAGAGCCGAGTAACCCCGGTCTCGGTCAACCGGCAAGCGTCGGCCGGTAGGGGTGATCACATAACCCGATTCCTTGGCTTCTTTCTGAAGCTTGGTCGAAAGCTCTTTTACCTTCGGATACCGGGCCTCGAAGCCCTTAATCACCTTCTGAGCCACACTAACCGGAATGCCGCCTTGCTCCGCTATGTTCTTAGGCCCGGAGCCATACACGTAAGCGAAGTTCACCATTTTGCCGATCTTCCGGTCTACGCCGGAAGCATCAGCCGTCATCTGGTGAAGATCGGCATCCGTCGCGAACGCCTTCCTCATAGTCGGATCTCCCGACAAAGCCGCGAGCACCCTAAGCTCTTGCGCCTTGTAGTCGACGCTAGCGATCGTTTGGCCTTCGTCGGCAACGAAGCACCTTCTCACCATCCAATCTCCGGCGGGGAGCGTTTGACCCGGGATACCGGTAATCGACATGCGAGCCGTACGAGCCCTTAAAGGATTGATACGAGGGTGAATACGACTGTTGCCGTCCATGCCCTTAAGGAACCCAGCAATCCATGTGGTACGCCATTTACGTGCCCGCTTAGCTTCCGTTACCGCTGTGGCGAGATGCGCCGGAGAACCGACCTCCGGCACGTCTATAAGCAGCGATTCGAGTAGCTTCTTATCGACCTTCCGTTTACCCGTGCTAGTGAATTCTTTGAACCGGTAACCCATCCATTCCAGGGCTTCGGCTACCTGCTCCGTGCTATTGACACTATCAATGTCGAAGAAGGTTTCGGCGTGCCAAACCGCCTCTTCCTCTTCGATAGTCAGCCGAGTATAAAGATCGAGTGTGTATTCAACGTCAAGCTTGAAGCCGGTTCGCTCCATGCGCGAACAGATCTGGGCTAGCCGGTGCTCGTACGGAATCAAATGCCGGGAATACTCCGGCACCAATGGGACGAGCTTGCGGTACAGTCGGACAGCTAAAATCGGGTCCGTCCCGGCGTACAGGTGAAATTCCGGATGGTCGATAAGCCCGGGGACTGCCCAAACCTTGACTTTGGTTGTCTTGAAATGTTTCGCCAGTCTGGTAGGAATGCCTTTCAGGTACTCCGCTGCCTCCGCATCTACGCAATGCGCCGTCGCCGACTCCAGGGAGTGCCCTATACCGCCTTCTTCTTGTCCTCGCGGGTCGATCAGGTGAGCAAGAATCTTGGTATCAATAGCTTTCGGCCACAGGCTTGCCATCGGGATATCAAGGTGTCTGTCGAAAACCTGAAGATCGAAAGACGCATTGTGCACCACCAGATGTTCGAGCCGAGCCAGCGCTAGCCGGGCTTGATTCCGATACTTTTGACCCTTCTCGACGGGAATGACCCACCCGTCCCATTCGGTACCGAACTGCACTGTCCGCAGTCGGTGCGTGTCTGCATAAATGTCCAGTCCGGTGGTTTCGGAGTCCACTCCGACCGGCAGGCAGGCTACCGCGTCGAGCCATTCCCAAAAGTCGGCTAGGTCCGGATCGGTTTCGATCACCCGAACGGTGACGGGTTCTCCATCGATCCGGTACGGGTAATCTCTCAATCACTCACCCTTGTGATAGGTGCCGTTCAAGATCCGGGAAATAGTGGACCGATTGACCTCGAACATCTCTGCCAGATCCTGATGAGTCAGACCGGCGGTAGACCAGAACCGGCGAATCAACTGCACATCCCATGGACTCAGCTTCTTCCGATTATCCGTCTTGGCCTTCAATATTTCGTTCTCCCGCTTCAATGCCGCAATTTCGGCATCCTTGCGAGCCAGCACCGCGGCCGTCCTTGAGTCGGCAAAGGACTTGATCGGAATGACGTTATTCATGTTCATTGCCACTACCTCAATACATAGAAGTGATCAGTAGTCGCCCCCCGGCCGGGGCGGCTCAGGCTTCGGATTCCTCAGCCTCCAAGGCTTTCCGAATGTCATCCTCGGTCAGTTTCGAAGTCGAATAGAAGACAACATGGTCGAAATTGAATGTGATCTGTTCGCCGGTGTTGACGACGATTTCGAGTATCCGTTTGTTTTCGTCCAGCATGGGATAGCCGCCGGGAAAGAACATCGGTCCACCCGAAATCCCTACCGTTACCAAGTTGACGCTGCCGTCTTCGTCATCTGCGGAAAACAGCTTATCGAAATGCTCTGTCATTGAATCCTTACGTAGTTGGGGAGAGAAGGGGCCGGAGGTAATCCGACCCCTTCGAGCCTCTTACTGGGAGTTAGGGTCAGAACCAGATCGGATCGTCGTGCACACCGCGAGGCGGGAAATAGCCTTGCCAGGTCTTCCCGGCCTTACTGACTCCGGTCCTGTACTCCCAGCCGTCCGGCTGTTCGGGCGCGCCGTCCGGCGGGCGCTTCCGTGCCGGTCGCTGTGCCTGCTGCTGGCCGGATGCGCGGCCGGACTTACCTCCCAGCTCCCGGAACTTGGCCGCTGCCTTCTGTGCCAGCTCCATTAGCTTTGCTAGCCTCCCGTTCAACTGCCGTACCGCGTCGTCCACGTCGTCGGCGTGGATCACGATCCAGGGATCTTCGAAGTCCGCCCCGCCCTTCAAAGTGACAACGACTTTTCCGTCCGAGGACATCGCCGCAGCGGGCCGGTCAGCGGTCGCTGCGGGTGCGTCCTGTACGGGCTCGGTCGGTGGCTCGTCGGCCGGGGCCGTGGCGAAGGGGTCGAATTCGGTCAATCTAGAACCTTTCGTGTCATGAAACCCACCAGGGCTGCTAGCTGGTGGTAAGGGTCAATCCGTGGGGGCACCACGTTGTAGAGATGCCCTACGGTGAGCGCACCGAATGTGATCGTCGCCCACCGATGTGAGGTCAGTTGGCGGTCTACTTCTTCGGAGAGAAGTTCACCTCGCTTGGCGGTGATTTCGTGGGCTACGACGATTGCGAATAGCAGAGCCCACGCTTGTTTTCCTGTCAGCATGCTGTTACCGGAAATCCGCACGGCTGTAGGTGTCCCAATTCTCGATCCGGGCTGGTCTCTCGTCCGGATACATCTCCGGATCGACCCACGACCGGTACATGTCGAGACGCGGGCTACCATTGAATTCCGGATCGAAGATGTTCTTCGAGTTGTTCACGTCCTGCGGAAAGGCACGGCGCTTACTGCCGGGGCCGTCGCCGAGTGTCCGGCCCGGCCGGGCCTCGAACCCGTCGAACAGCTGGCGTACCGCCGCGTTGGTCTCGTCGGCCAGGGCCTCGATAGCCCGGTCTCGCCGTTTCCGGTCGGCCTCGGTCTCCGGCGGAACCTTCCGTACGTACCGTTCGATGGCATCCGCGTAGCGGTCGTTTCGCTCCCGAAGGCCCTTCATGCCGAGCGCGATGTCTTCAGTGATCTCCGACCACAGCGAGCGACCGGACAGGGCATCTTTGATGTCGTCTACCGAGTAGCGGACCTGTGCCGAGAATCGAGCATTGTCGGACCGGTATCCGGCTGCGATTCGGTGCCCCATCCGGCATAGCAGGTTCATCCGCTCTCGAGCCGGTTTGCCCTCCAGGAGGGTCCGGGTCGCCTGGCTCTCCCACACCTGCACCCATAGCTCTTGCGCCAAGTCGTCGGCGTCGATGACGCCCGGCCATTCGAGCACGACCGCGTGAGCCGCGCGATTGATCACACGGTTCAACTCTTCGTTATCCATTCACCCTCAACTCAACTAATCGGCCAGACGTGGCCGTCTACCGTGAACCTCTTACGCTCGATCGGGATGACAGCGGGCTTCACATGCGACCCGTCGATATCCAAGAGGCCGAATCCTTGTTGCCAATTGGCGGTACCGCCTTTCAGGTAACCGGCTAGCTTCTGATCCATCAGATTGCCGACTTCCATCCCGGTCAGGACTTGGGTTACCTTGCCGCCGTAGCCGATCGTGTAAGGAATGATCCCGAGCCGATGTGTATGCCCCATGACTACGCTTTTGCCGAACTTCCGGGCAGCACCGAGCGCGGTATTACCCGCTATCTGATTGAGGCGGATTCCGCCGAGATGCCCGTGGGTGGAGATCCAGCCGGGGGCAATCTCGTGGAACGGGTCGGCCACCTGGATACCGAAACCGTCGAAGTCGCACAGCTGGTCGATGTTGAACGCGTCGGTGCCGGACAGCGCCGGAGAATACTTGTTCAGATACTCGCGTGGCCGCGAGTCGTGGTTGCCCTCGTGGAACCACACCAGCCCGTTGTAGATCTCTCGAAGCGGGCCGAACAACTGCCCCTTGGCTAGCTCGACATCTTCATAGATAGAGCCCTCGAACTCGCCCCGGGTGTCCTTGTTCCATCGGGAGGGCTGGGGGAAGTCGAGCACATCACCGATGAAGACCACTTCATCGGGTTGCGTGTCGCCAATGAACCGGATGAGCGCCCTCACCGATTTCCGGTCATGGTAAGGAATCTGTAGATCGGGAACTATGCAGATCCTCTTCGTCAATCAATCACCCCCGTAACGGGTCTTGCGTTGCGGTCGCCCGGACTACTCGTATCCCCGCAATCGTCGTAGCCGTCTTCGTAGTACGCGCAGTCACAGCCCGGATCACCGCAATCCGCCATGTACTCGTCTACGTTGAACTCGCCGCCGCCCATGTCTACGTGCCGCCGTTGAGCAGTAGGGCCAGTTCTTCGATATTCTCGGGCCGGAATCCAGTCCACGAACCGGTGTTGCCGTCGACGTTCCATTCAACGATCGGCACCGACGAATAGCCCTGTTCGATCAGGGCTTCGCGAACCAGCGGGCTCTGACTGATGTTGACCTCGGTGAACGGAACCGAGTGCTTCAGAAGGTAAATCTTGGTGGCCTTACACGGCTGACAATCATCTTTGACGTAAACCGTAATGTCGTGGTGATATTCGTCTGTCATTTGATCCTATCCAATAACGCTTGCTTGCCTTCCGACAGCACAAGCGAATTAACATCCACCCCGGCTGGCATAGGAGTTATCTTGGCGTTAGGGAGCTGACCAGCGATCGTGGTCGCGAAGCGCATCCCTGCCTCGTCTCCATCTCCGAGGATGTACACCGCCTCGTAGCCGAGCAACGGCTCTCGGTAATGCTTCTGCCATGCCTCAGCCCCCGGCACTCCAATAACGTGGAGCCCGCACAGATGCGCCATGATGGCGTCCAATTCGCCTTCGGTGACACAAACAGTGTCGGCCGGGGCAAGGAGGTCGGCGGTGTTGTACAGGCGGGGGCGGTCCCCCGCGAGGGTCATATATTTTCCGTGCCCCTGGTGTTCACATCCCGGCTCGATGCATCGGAAGCGGAGCGACACCACCGAGAGTTGCCACCCCGGAGACCACCGCAAATAGGGGATGGCGAGGAACCCCCGAAACCGCTCATGCCCAGGGAGGGGGTTTGCGACGTACCCGAGGAGAAAATCCCTGTCCGGCAAGCTCGGGGCGAGCAAACCTCGGCTCGCCAAATACTCTGCGGCCGGGCTGCCGTCGAGACTCTTCGCGTATTCGGTGGTCGCTGTCTGGAGAAATCTTCTCTGCGAGGCGCTTAGCCTCTGCAAAACTGACCCCTTCCTCTCGCATGATCAGCGAGTAAACATCGCCCTTCACGCCGCACGCATAGCAAATGAAAGCGTTGTGCTGGTAAGAGATCGAGGCAGACGGGTGGGATTCTCCGTGGAAAGGACAGAGAACCTTGACCCATTCCCGGCCGCGGTCGTCCGGCGACTCAAAATCCGGATAGTAAGTACGGATTACTCGAACAATCGGCGAAGTGCTCAATCAAACGCTGTTACCTTCATGGTTGGGAACCACCCGCGCACCGATCACGGCATACGCGGGCGGCTGGATTAGATAGTCGATCGCTCTTTGCAGCGCATCGGCAGAATCCCGTAGATGCCCGAGGACATTCCGATTACAGGAGGTACACAAAAGTCCCCGAATACAGCCGGTCTTATGATCGTGGTCTACCGCTAGTTTCCTTCTGACGCCGGTAGCTCTGCGGCAGATCGCACACGTACCGTTTTGCGCTTCATAGATAGCCTGGTATTGCTCTGACGTTATTCCGTAGGTCTCCCTGATGTGCCTGTCATGGGCATAATCACGCCGCGCGGCCCGGCGGATCCTCCGATGCGTGGCACACAACGGAGGCTTACCGGCGGCCTTTCGCTTGGTAGTGATCCCTTCCCGGATGCAATCCCGACACCGTTCCGGGGTGGTCTTAGCTGGTGTCAGTCAACCTACCTCCGTCATCTGTCCCTGATTTGCATGATTTCGCCGTCGAATTCGAGTTCGGCGAAGTCCGCTCCGCTCGGGTCAGCCTTTCCACCTCGATTCTTGACCGTGCTGACACACAGCGTGTCGGGACCGTAATCCGATGCCCGCCTATGCAGAGTGAGAACCATCTCCGGTACGCGGGTAATCTGACCCTTAACACCGGAGAGCGGGATAGGACGATCCGCGTTGTTGTATCCCCCAGTCACATGATGAAGCCCTAAGACGCAAGCCTCCGTCTGCCTGCCCATCGTATGCAAATAATCCATGAGGGATTCCAGACCCGAGAACGGGTCATCATCGAGCTTGGTCTCCGATCGAACATTCGTGACGTTGTCCACAATCACCAACGAGGGGTAATCTCCATAGACTTCTTCATACGCCAGCATGGTTATCTCTATAGTGTCGAGATTAGGGCTGGCGTCGTAGGTGAGCCGTATCGGTACCTCCGAGAGCATTTGCTCTGTCTCGGCTCCGAGTGTCCCGTCTAGGACGGCCTTACCGGCATCCTCTAGCCTCCGCCCGGTCAGGCATGAGACCGCGCGGGCTAGCTGGGTGAAGGCGTCGGAGTCCGCCGACAGGTACAAGGTTGGAACCTTAGCCTTGAGAGCGTAGTTAAGCGCGAAGGCGGACTTACCTGTTCCCGGCCCACCACAGATCAGGCACAGTTGCCCGCGAAGGAATCTCGCGCCTTTGGCTTCCAGAGCTTGGAAGACGACTGGCAGCGGTTCGCCTGCCGCGCCTCTGATTCTTGCCGACTGGGTAAGGGTGTACAGGTAGAAACTCCTCGTGACAGTTCGAGGTCATACGCCGAACGCTTTCACCGTGGCACGCTCCAAACCCTTCCGAGTGAGCTTGCCGTACACCGAATGACCTCCCCGATATGCGTAAACCAGGTTCTTCGCATAACCTTGCTTGATCGCATACGCTTTCGCCGCAGTGCCGACCACATCCACCCAACCCCACTCGCGAAGCAGTGCGATGAATCGGCGTTCCGGCATGGACAAGGCCCGCGCGCTATCCCGGAACCTGATCAACCCGTCGTCATCGAAGAATTCTCGACTTGCCGCTACGTAGGGCGCGTCTTCCTCGATCTTGGCTGCAAGTTTCACGTTCCGAGTCTCGATCTCCAGTCGCTTCGCGCGCTCGCCACGCGCCAGCTCTAACAGCTCCCCGAACTTGTCGAGCATCGTATCCGGGTTGAGTAGATTGGCTTCGGCCTTAGACCCTGGCATGATGTAGGCTCCGCCGGACTTGCGGATCGTCGGCAAGACTTCATCAGTGAGCCATGCTTGCATTCGCACCGCTGCCGGGACGTTGCTTCGCATGATCAGCCGGTACACGCCTGCCTCGTTAATGAGGAGCGGAGCCCGCCCAGGCTGAAAGCCCAGATCACGAGCAACATCGCGAATCGCGATGTTGGTCTGACCAGGCAATACATGCTTGCGGATAGCGTCCGGGCCGTTCTTGAAGCCGAGAAGGTCTGTCACGTCTTTAGCTACGAACCATGGCTCGCCGTCAATGATGACGGTTCGTACCCGGTTGCCTTCGAAGTCGAAGGGGATGATGTCTGTCATTACTACCTCTCAGAACTACGTGTGTGGGATGTATTCGAAAGATCTATTCGCGTAGATCACCAGCGCCAGCGGTACCCCGCTGTCCGCTATCTGATCAACACCCCAGTAGACTTTTATTGCATCGTTCATATCAATCCACCCCCGTTCTCCAGATGTGATGCTTACAGTGAGAACTCGCAGGATGCGGACACCGAGCAGAATCGGCATTTCGCCGGTTCCGGATCGGGGTCGAACCGCTCAGCGCGGATGTTGTCGGCAAGCTTGTGGAACTCGCCGGTCATGCACTCTCGATCCCACTCCGTTAGGTCGTAAGCTAAGGTGGGCTTACCGGTCTTAGCCATCCAGTAATCGCCCGTAAGCGGGCGTTCTACGCCGTGCGCCAGCTCGACGGCGACCGAGTACATGCCTAGCTGAAAGGCGTCGCCCGGTGTGTTCCCTGTCTTGTTGTCCCGGACTGTCAGCTCTCCGGTTCGTTCATCGGCAATGATTGCGTCGATGAATCCGGTTACCCCTACTCCGTCAAGGTCGATGTCGAACCGGAGTTCAATACCGGGGGTGCCGTCCGGCGCAACCCAGATGACCTCGTGCGGATGCTTCTCATACCATGCGGGGTATTTCTCGGTCTGCTCCAGGCCGATGCGGTAGCGACGTTCGATGTCTCGAGCGCCGCCGTATGGCCCGGACCGGAACCACCATGTGAAGTTAGGGGTTTCCTTCGTGTATCCGCCGATCTCTTCGGCGTACGACTGCCGGAATACCTCCTTCATGTCATCCACCGGGAGCGTACGCCCAGATCTTTCGTACGCTTCCGCCGCCGCGTGAACAGCCGTACCCTGGGCTAACCATGCCGCCGGTCTCTGCCAGGCTCGTTCTACTTTTTGTAGATACCACGAATACGGACACTTCTCATACATCTTGTATTGGGAGACACTGAGCCGTCTCTTATTTGCGGCTTCTTCTAAGACCATGCCTTTCTCTTCGATTTCACGTACAGCATCCGTCACCAATTATTCAGCCATGTTCGGCGGCCGACGGATGGGGCGCACATATACCCGCACGGGTAGTTGTGCGCCGCTTACATAATCACACTATGGAAGTATCAAAGAACGCGTTGGTCCGGTTTTCGGCATGGAGGTATCCACAGCGAAATTCTCCGGAGAATGATTAAAGGAAACGGATCAACCCCGGCAAGGGGTTACCGTTGCGCTCTGGGCGGGAGTCGAACCCGCCCGTGCACCATGCAGAGCTGGCGGCTAGCCCGAGCTGCTAGCCGACCGGGGTCACGCCGTCCGGCTCGGCCGACGTGGGTTGTGTACCGTCCGGCAGGATCGGCATGGTTCTTGGATGGTCTGGCCGGACCGACGCCGCTGGTGTTTCAAGACCATCTCTAGTGGGCGGCCGGTTTCGTCCAGCAGGGCCTCGAGCATGTGCCGTGGTGGCCAGGCACCTTTGCGGACCCGCCCGAGCGTGGCGAGGCTAACCCCGAGCGCCCGCGCCAGCTCGGCATCCGATGTGTACCCCCGCTTGGCTTTCAACGAGTCCAGTACCGCGACATCCAGTTGAAGCCTCGTAACTTGCACCTTCATCCCTTCCCCTCCGCGTTCCGGACGGTGCCCCCCGTCCTGATGGCACCGAGCTAACCACCGGCATTGCGGGTTCCGCAACGGGCAATCCTCAAGTATGTACCGCAAAAATGATGCAAATTTTAGTAAAACCCCAGGTGGAAGGCATTGCAAGTTCGTCAAATTTGAGGAATGCTCTGTCCGGTGGACACACGCAACCAGCCCCCGCACCACCGCTCGATCTGGCTCGATTGGCTCCGGGACGTCAGCGGCCGGGCGAGCGCGGCCACCCTCGGTGCCGCTATCGGCCGCAGCCCCAGCTACGCCGAACGCCACCTGCGGGTAGCCAACCCGTCACCGGAGGCGGTGGTAGCCTTCGCACATGCGTTCGATCAGAATCCGGCCCATGCTTTACGCAAGGCCGGGTACTTGTCGGCGGGCGAGGTCATGGCAGACGCGGCGACACTGGACATGCAAGACATGTCAACTTATGATTTGGCCTCCCTCGCGTTAGCGGCAACCACGGAGATGCATCGGCGGATGCGCGAAAACGGTCAGCCGCAACAGGGTTCGCTCGTAACGCGCGGGGAGCATGACACGACATCAAGTACGCCGGAGGACGGGACTCGGCAACCTGACACCGGGAAGGGGCGGCGGCGGCTTAGTAAGGCCGAACTACGAAGGGGCATGTTACGTTGACGTTGATCGATGGTATCGACCTGGCGGTAACAATCGTTGCGAGCTTATCGACACTCACAGGCGCGTATCTCCGTCGCGATGTGTGGCACGAGCCGGACCGTCGGCCGATGACTATCGCTCTCGTGGCACTGGGCACCATGGCCGCAATAGAAACCATCCGCTTCTTTGATTTTAGTCCCGATTGGCTGGCATATTGTGGCGAGCTGGCCGGTATCACCGCCGCTGGCGCCGTGTGCTACCACGTTGTCACCGCGCGAAGCGCCAACCTTGCTATTCCGGTCATAATAATTACTGCCAGCATTTTCGGCATGTCGGTGGCCGCATACCTCGGTTTTTACTCCTACCGGCATGACATGTTTGCGCAGGTATATCAGGGGCTGATCTGCTCGGGTATGCTGCTGGCCGGTGGCGGAACTGCCGTGGGCGCAATCCGCTCGTACGGGTCTCTCGAAGAAGGGGGAATAACGCTCATCCTTCTGAGCATCGGCGGCATACTCATCTTCATCAGCGGCCTTATCGGCTTCTTCCATCTCCAAATCGGATACCCGGAGATGAACGGGGTCGGATGGCTTTTCAACGTCTCCGGATTTGCCTGCTGGGGTTTCGCGGCGATCATCAATCGCCTGGACGAACGACGGTGGCCCGCACTGGCCTAAGCTTCAGGGCAATGCACCGATGGATCACTGCGGTCGATTGTCATTTCTACATCTTAGCTAAGAGCTAAGCGGATTCTCCGGACTTAACCGGGCGAGGATTCCGCTTGCCGTGCAAGGCTAACGACCGGTCGGCCCCGACTGGGTACCTGTAGCGTTTGGGCGGCCCGTCGCCTGGCCGTGCTCGGGGCAGCGGGCCACACGGCGAGGCCCCCGACAGTCGCCGGGGGCCTCGATTCAGCCGTGCCTGTTCTAGCCCTGGGGGCGGTCGAACTCGCCGCCCCTCACGCCTGCGGTGAAGGCATCCCACTCGCCGGGCGTGAAGACCAGCGCCGGGCCGGTCGGGTTCTTCGAGTCGCGCACCCCGACGTAGCCATCATCCAAGTGTGCTGCCTCCACGCATTCCCGCTCAGGCCCGCTCCGGCTGCTCTTAAACCACTTGGCCTCGGACAGGTTGCTCACTGGGCAAACTCCTCTGCAATCTCTAGCACCAATCGCCTGGTGTCGTCGTCAGTCAACGCTACCCGGCTGATCTCGTCTGCCGCACGCCGATAGTCCCCGACCTCTGGCTCTTGGTCCAGGTAGAGACTGCCTTTCCACTCCTCGACGTAGACAACCGGCGGCTCGGCAAGCTTGGTTGACGGCAGCAGCGGAAACTCCAACAGGACGAACGATCCGGTGACAAGCCCCAAGATCCCTGAAGCGCCGAAGCGTACGACCCGGACCGAGACGTTCGGCAGAAGCATGATCTCGGCGAGATGGAGCAGTTGGTCTCTCATCACTCCGCGACCACCTATCTCGTATCGGAGCACAGACTCCGACAGGATGGCATCCATTCGGAATGCTGGGTCTTGGAGTCGGTTCTGGCGCATCGTGGCCACTTCGATGCGCTTCTCGACCGCATCGGGGGGCAGGTCCGGCCTTGACGCCCAGAGCGTCTGCCGCCTGTAGCCCGGTATCTGGAATGGTCCAGGCAGGAAGGTTGTCTGCCACATCGTGATGCGACTGGCGGCCTCCTCAAGAGCCAGATAATGGTTGAAGTCGGTGTGGATCACATCAGAGTACCTGCGCCACCAGCTACCTCCAGCTCTCTGAGCCTCTTTGACCTCGCGAACCAGACTGAGCAGAGTTTCGCGCTCCTCAGCAGTCGCCCCGTAGCCGTCGCAGAGAGCCTTGATGTGCAGTGGGCCTATCGTCGTCGGTAGCCCCTCCTCCAAGCGTCCGATCGTCTGAGCAGACAAATCGATGAGTTTCCCGGCTGCATCTTGACTCATTCCAGAAGCAGCGCGGAGTCTGGACAAAATTCGCCCCATTGCCCGTTGGGGAAGTGTCGAGCCTGCCATGTTAGTTAGCCTCGCTAGTCGGTTTGCCCCATGGTGGAACGTTGGCCCCGTGGTGGGACGCGCGCCCCGTGGTCGAAGTATCGCACATCTAGTGCGGATTCTCGGCCATAGAGATTCCGTCACGGCATGGTTGGGTGTCTACTGAGTGCGCGGCACTCAGCGACCGGGGGAAGGTGAGAGGCCCGAATCCCAAGCGAGGCAACGCGTGACACCTTCTCGCGGGGTCACATCCCCGAACTGTGGCGGCTGCTTCATTCGCCGGGTGCCCCAGAACTCAATGTAGCCAAAGGATTTGGAGGGTAACTCGTGACCATCCAAGGTATTCCATCATGTCGAACACGCGCGAAAAAACGATACCGGAGCGTCGTCGGCTCGGCTGCCGAGATGGCCGTGTTGAAGATCCTCGCGCCCGGCGGGCTGCTCACGTGTGACCAGCTCGCCGCCCAGGCTCACCAGACCGCGAGATGCACGCGCGGGGCCGTTCTCCGGCTTCAGGGGCGCGGGCTCATCGTGCCGACCTATAACCGGGCGCGGTGGCAGATCACCGACCGTGGACGTGCCGCACAGGCCGCCAAAGGTCACCGGTTCGCTTGAATGGGCCAGCGACATCTGGTCTAGCCCAACCGGATAGCTTGCCGCCCGAACACGACTATCCCTCCGCTGGGAGCGGTCCGCCCTCCTCCGGGGTCTCACAAGGCTTCCCGCGCTACAGCTCCAGCGGGAAGGGAGACCCCCAGGTCGACTCGGTCGGAATGAATTGTCTGGGCAACAATTTCGGTTCCCTGGGGGTTCTCCGCTACAGCCTCGTACCGCGAGCGCAGTTGTGCAGCGGTACAGGCGATTTCGCCCGACATGATTATCACTCGACGTATTTGAAGCAGGTTCCGATGATGTTGGTTGACCACGAAATCCCTTTGCCTGCAATGACTCCGGACGAGATGCATTACGAGGTACGGGAGACCCACGCCGATTGCACCCTCGCCGGATGCGCGGCGAAAGACGCGCTGTGGCGCAAGCTATGCGGCGCGGGACACCTGCCGCTCGAACAGCCCGAGCAGTGCCCCGCGTGCGCTCGCCTCACCGCCGTTCGCCGCCCCGGAAGCCAACTACCGATCGTGAGGAGATGATGACCCGCGATGTACGACATACACCGGACCGAGGTCGACGGCATCGAGGCAACGTGGCGACTTCATCACCCGCCACAAGTCGGAATTATCAAGGTGTACAACACCTCTGAGAGCCTTCCTGTGGTTGCGTTCGATCCCGGTGAACGCCTGGACCTCGCGGACGCACGGAGACGGTTCCCGAAGCTCGAAAAGCTGTGGGACGCAGTACGGCACGACTTTTGGACCGAGGTCAGCCCGCGCCGCTGGGGCGCACCCCGGACGAATCGGGCCGATGACCTCCGGTGACCAGCCCCCGGCCGAGGAACGCCACGGAGACGAAATCGCCTCGATACGTGACCAGTTGCGCTCGATCGAAGACACCGCCGGTGCTGGGTATCGCGTTGTGCGCGAGCCGAATCCGCCCTACGGATGGAACCTCGTAGATCCGACAGGTGTGGTCGTGTGCAGCGGCCCGCTGGATCGCCTCGAGTTGTGGGTTACGCGCCGGAATACCGAATCCGGTCAGTGAGTACACGCTCCCGGCCGTGTGTTTCGGCTGGGTATCAGGGGACTCTGACGCGCCGGAGGGGGCGAGTCAGAGCTTCCCATCTATCTGAATGAAGACGGACAGGAGTGTTCCATCCCGATGAGCAGGCCAGCGAGCAGATCCAGGCCCGCCGAGCCATGCACGAACACGCGGCGTCCGCGCAGGAGACGTCCAGCCCCGATCAGCGATGTTCCCCAGGCCCGCAAGGCAATCCGCCTCGGGTATCGCTGCTGCCCTCGGGGCTGGATCACCGAAACACCGCTACGACAAATTCGGAAGGAGGTGCGCGCATGGGGCCAGAAGAGAACACCGAGAGTGACAACACCGCCGAGGGCGAGAACACCGGCGAGTAAGCCGAGGCTCTAGGGCTCGGTCACAACGGTCCCGGCGCTCCGTTTCGGGTGAGCGCCGGGACCCGAGCAGCTGCAAGTACACACGGAATCAACACGTACGAGGATTGATGGAACAACGGAAGAGCAAGGTCGGCGCATGCACCTGGCCGCAATATCGGCACCTTTGCGCGCTCGTAGCAGCCGGACCGAAGGGCCGCACGCTCGCCGAGCTGGCACCCCAGGGTAAGAACCAGCGAGGCGGGCTGCACAGATCCCTCAAGATGTTGCGGCACAAGGGACTTGCCGACAAGACCGGAACCGGCGACGCCGCAGTCTGGAAGGTCACCGCGAAGGGCATCGAAGAACACGCGAAGTCGCGCGAGCTGCTGTCACAGACGGCACGGAACCAGCCTCACCGAAAGGCGACGTGGGCATGAACCCGGCACAGCCCCAACCACTTTCACCGAACGAACCATGGATTACCTCCAGCCAGTGCATCGCAGCGGAAATGGACCCAGCGGGAGCCCTCACACACGTCTGGTGTCCGTCGCTCACCTGCAAGGTGATGGCCCCGCTGATCAATGGCCGTATCGGCCCGCACCGGGGAACAACGGAACCGATCACGCCAGGCCCGTGCGATTGGGTGGGAGTCCAAGTCGTCCACGTTCGGCCCGAGCCGACAACGCCGCCACCGCACGGTGATTCGACCGCTCGGGACCGCTGATGTCGCTTGCCGATGTTGAGGCGGACGTGTACGAATGCGCGGCACGCTACCGGCGTGACCATGGCCTAAACGCCTACGCCGCGGCCACGAACCTTGTCACGGTGCACGCGGGCGCGGTGGATGCAATCCAGATGTCGGCGGCGCTGGCCGCCCTGGTGCGTGCCGAGCTGGCCCGCCGGGCGCTGGCGACACCGACTGTCCTCAACATCGGCACCGGGGCCGTGACATTCCTGACCAGCGGGGCAGGAACCGATGATCGACGGGTCCGGATCTTGCTCCCCCATCCGCAGGCACAGGCGATCCGCACGGTTCCCGGATCACCGATCGTGCTACCCGGCCCGGCCGACGAGGTACACGTGTGGCTCGACCCGCCCAGCGGGACGCTCCGCCCCGAATTCCGGACGGTCGAGGCTGTGACGTGCTCAGCGGCGGCACAGCTGAGCAGTGAGGCACTGCGGCCCCGATAGCCGCACACATCCAGTCGAACCGCGTCATACTAACCTGTTCGGCTCCACACTCGGGAAGGGAGATTGTATGGGTGAGATCCGCAAGGCAACGGCCGCCGAGCAGCGCGAATGGGACCTCGAGCAACAAGACCCGCGTTTCCTTGCGTGGGTCGGCCGCCAGGCCGACGAGGTGGCCCACTTCTTGGCCGAAGATGTGCCCGCTGTCGGCGCGTTGAAGGACCCCTACAGCGTGGACGGCTTGCAACTCGCGGTGTCGGTCGCCCGAAACGAGTTGTACTACCCCGATTATCGGGCGGTCTTGGCTCCCGAGAACGCAGCTCAGGTGGAGCGATTCGGCCGGTTCGCCGGAGAGGTCTTCATACGCAATTTCGAAGGTGAATGGGTCAACTCGCCTTCCGAGGGGCCTTTCGATATTGATATCTGGCCGATGGTCCGATGCCAAGGTCTGCTCGCAAACATCGGTGTCCTCGGACAGGTGAAGATCGCCGTTGGAGAAGGGCACGTGAAGGGCGAACCCGCGATGCCCGAGGGCAACATGGTATGGCTCTACAACAACGCGAAGCGCAGATATCTGGAATGGGCGGAAGCCGGTCGGCCCGACGCCGCCGAATGGTCGAAGAAGAAGCTAGGAATCTGATGTAATCCGATCACGGGGGATCTGATGGGGTCCGATGACACTGACCGGCCCGAAAACCTGAGCCCGTCAGCACGACGGCAATACGAAGACAACTACGTACCGAAAAAGCTTGCGCGCGGTGAAGTGCCCCGCACTCCATTGGGGTGGAGCGCGGCGAACGCTGCTTTTCGAGCACAGTGGCTGACCGGAAAGGCGTTCCAGCTTGGCGTGGGCAAAGTTTTCGGGTTGGAGCAGCGCGGTGCACAGCAAGAGGTGGTTGTGCCCACCAGTCAGGGCCGCATAGTAGCGGACTGGCGTATACCGGAAATCGACATGCACCGGGCCATGAACATCGAAACCAAATCCGGCCGCAGCGACCACGAACGAGACCTGATACAAATGCGCGGCTACGGCGAGCGCCTGGAGGCTGGCGAGAAAGTTGTTCTGATCACCCGAGCAGCGGCCGACAAGGATCTCTCGAAAGAGGCCCGCGAGTTACGCGACAGGCTACTCAAGATGTATCCGGGACGCTTCATAGTGAAAGCGGCAAACGAACGGGTCTACAAACGTATCCTCGAGGCCGGGATGCGGGAACTGAAAAAGAATCTCGCCCAGCAGGTACAGCAAAGCCTCGGTAAGGTCGCCGAAAAGGAAGCTCGAGCCGCCGACCGAAGTTTGGCCGTGGACAGCCTGGGGCGCGAATACCTGCGCCAGGTGCAAGATGCCAGGACACGAGGGCAGGACGTCCCGGTTCAGGAACTCCGTACGGTTGTCGAACTCCTGGCCATCATGGGAAAGGTGCAACTGGAGAACGATCGCAAGAACAACCAACGGAATATCACAGAACTCGGACAAGGATTCCACCACAACAAAGCGGTCGAAAAAACCTTGGAGCATCAAACCCAGGAACGGCACGCCGAACGCATGGACCCAGCGCACCAGCTGGCGCACGAGCTGTACGACCGGGAACGGGCGCTACTGGTTACCCAAACCAACGCAGCGATCGAGGAAATCAACCGGGCCTATGAACGAGGCCAGCATATCGACCTGGCCAAAACACAAGAGCAGCATCTTGCGCTCGGCAATGCCCTCGGCGCGATCCAAGCCTCTGAAATGGCCCTTCTCAAGGACATCTCCCAGGGCATCGGCGAGCAAAAGGGCTGGCTGCAAGGGATGGCGATCATCCAGAGCGAAAAAGACTTCGCTCTCGCCAAGGGTATCGAGGCTATCGGTGCGGAAGCGGCGGCCGAAGAGCAGCGACGGGCCAAGGAAAAGGCGGACCTGGAGAAGACCCGCGAAATCATGGACCAGGCCGAGGCGCAGCGCAAGGCACAGCAGCGGGCGTATGAGGCACGCGGCATGCCGGAGATGGCACAGCACCTGGAGTTGATGAAAGGGGTTGCCCCACCGGGCGTCGAGCTGCCAGGGGCTGAGGAAGCGCACGAGGTCACCCGAGAAGGCAGAGCAGCTGCACGAGAACGCGAGCGCAACCGAGGCTTAGATAAGGGGAGAGAGCGTTAAACCCAACACACCTCTATACGGTGTCGCACAATAAAGAAAGACCCCCGACACGGCGGGGGTCTTCTACCGGTTTCAGCTACTACTTATCCGGCTTAGCTCGTCCGAGCTGAAGTAGGCGGATGACCTGATCAAGCTTTTCGTTCACAGCGTTGAGCTTGTCATCCACAGAATCGAAGCGCTCGGTATGAGCGGTCAATTTGCCGTGGACGTTGCCGAACTCCTCCATGATCCGGCTATGGCTAGCGTCGGTTCGACGCTTGTCTTCCTCGTGCTGGGCAATGATCCCGGCAACCAGGTGTTCAACGTTGGTCATGCGGTCCTCGAGCGGTGCCGACACTCCGTGTTCTCCTCCCGTGATCGCAGCAGCATACCAGCGTTGACCGCTCGGGCACTCCGAGATGGTAGTTCCGCCCGGCGTCGACAAACACCCACGTCACGAAAAATAGTCCAGTGACCTCGGTCACGAACTCGTCTTCCCGGACAGAATCCGGGGGGTGCGGACACCCATATACATATAGAGGGAGGGAGCGAAAGCGACCGACCAACCCTCTAAGGGCCGGTCCCTAAGACCGGCCAATAGTAGTTAAGGGCCGCCTTCAAGCGGCCCCGAAGCTAGAGGGATCAACCTCGATGGTTGATCCTTACGTAGACCTAAGTCAGCCTACTAAGGTCTACGCTAAGGCTCCGACCTTCGAATTATCGGCTAGCCATCGAGGCTAGCCACTAATACAGATAACGGGCCGCCCGAAGCGGCCCTTTATAGGTGAGGTTAGAAAACATGTCGAACGGCATTACTCCGGATGCTGTGATCATTGTCGGCAAGGCTCTGCTGACCGTCGCTGGCGCACTGCTCCCGGTCATCGTGTCCCTGTTCGGCTGAGAGCAGGCGACGGCATGACAGCCGTCGCCGAAGGCCCCGGAGGGTTGAGCAGTCTCGGCCGAGTCTCAGCGTGCGCCGCTATCCGCTCGCGCTCGGTCTCTACGGGCCTCAGTTGGCCGGTAGCGGCTCCCCTCCGGGGCTGGTGTGGACAGCACCGATTCGCCTGGCACAGGCCCACGAATTCCAACCCTTGTTGTTCCGTCACCGCGACGGGGCACAGCTTCGCTACCGGTCTCGCTGGCGCTTCGCGCCTCCCCCGGTAGACACGTCCCTCATCGTCTAACGGCAGGACGCCGGACCTTGGTTCCGGTGGTGCAGGTTCGATCCCTGCCGCATTTGCCACGCTCTATAGCCCAACAGGCAGAGGCACCGGATTTAGATTCCGGGTGATGGGAGTTCGAATCTCTCTAGAGCGACCTCACCCCGAGTTCGCTTAGCGCGATCGGGGGATCTCTACACCAACCACCATGCGGAAAGAACACGGTATGCCCCTCTTTATTCAATGGATTCTCTGGCTTATCAAAATCAGCCAGCTTGCCAGCGGTTCCGCCGGTAGCTAAGGCGGTGCACTCATGGCCCGCTCGAAGCGGTCGGGCCTTGACCATCGGGCCTACCGCAAAGCTACTCGCAAGCTCCGCACGGAATCTCAGGTATGCCACATCTGCGGCCGTCTGATCGACGTATCTCTTCCGTATACCGATCCGATGTCATGGACGGCGGATCACATTATTCCCCGGTCCAAGGGCGGACACCTGTTAGGCGAAATGAAGGCGGCGCACCGTAGCTGTAACAGCTCCCGAGGTAATCGAACCGACATCAAAGCGGTACAGCTTCCGACCTCACGAACATGGTTGACCCCGGATAGGTCAAGTAATAAATAAAGTAGGCCCTAGCCGAAGCTAGAGCCTACCGAGACAACGGCACATCAACAATCGTAATCATCCGTGTGGTATCTGCCGCAGCGGCTACATAATGCGGCTTCCTGCCACGCAGGATATCGCTCCTCTTCATCGTGCAATGTCGGGTATCGGGGTACTTCGTCGGACAACTCGGAAATCACTTCCTCGTTGTAACCTACAGGGATTCTTTCCATCGGCTGATACTAGCAATTGAACCGCTCTATGTGGTCCGGTCCGTTGAATTCTTCGATCCCAGACAGTCACAGCATCTCGAGTTAGGTCGGATGCTCTGGCGTCGACCACCCGAGGGGGGACCACCCCCGGCCCGGCCAAAGGTCACCCCTCAGGCATAGCGGCCAATATCCCCCCGAGCTAAGAACTCGGCTCTCAGCGAGAGCAAATATTGCTCCACATGCCGAAAGCCCTGAGCCGCCCCCGTACCCCTCTTCGGCCCGTTGCTCGGGCCGTCACAGTTCCCCCTCAATGAAAGGGAGGAGTGTGCCGATGTGGCACATCACGGTCACGACGAGTGATCCGTTTACCGAATTCAGAAAGGTACTGATGAGCAATCAGGACAAGATTGACGCACTGGTTAAGCAGCTGACCAAGGTTCAGGGCGAGATTACCGCCGAGATCAAGCAGCTGAAGGACAAGGTTGATTCCGGTAGTGGTGATCTGGATTTCACGGCGCTGGAAAAGGTCGTGCAGACCCTTGATGACCTGAATCCGGATCAGCCGACCGAGCCCAGCAAGCCGGAGCAGCCGGGCACCGATGAGCCCGCCCCGGAGCAGCCGAGCACCACCGAGCCGGAGCAGCCGGGTACCGGCGAGACTGCCTGATCGGACCGGGTTGTCATGTGCCCACGGCCCTAGTCGGCCGTGGGGGCATGGCCCTCTCTTCAAAGACAGCCGACGTACGAGCCAATGGCCCCGAGCTGAACTGCCTCTCTGGTCCGCTCAGAAGGCAGCTCGGGTAGCGATCAGGGGCCATTCTGCTTCAGTGGACAGGGATAACGGTGTAGTCCGCGGTTTCCCCTGCGCTCAGGTTCACCCAGAACGGTTTGATGAACTTGACTTTGGGGGTTGTTCTTCCTTTGCCGGTCCAATAGGTGTGATAGTGCGCTCGGCGCTGGTGGGGTTTCACCGAGCGTTGACCGGTTCCCGAGGATCGCTGGGACTCGTACACGCGTCGGGCTTTCTCCAGTGTGGGTCCCAGGCTCCAGCCGACTTGGATCATTCGTGAGGGCTTCGACTTGGTGTTGGGCTTCCCGGCTGGTTTCTTCTTCGACGCTCGCGAGACAGTGCGGACGTCCGGTTGTTCGGTACAGAGGTAGATAAGGATGTTGAGGGCAATCCGAATCAGCTGCCCCAACCACTTCTCCTGTTGTTCGCGTGTGGCGTAGTTGCCCAACCCGAGCAGGAAGGCTTCGAGCGTGGTCTGCACGGCATCATCAACGCTGAATTGTTCGCGGGAGACCGGGATGGTCAACTTGGTGAACACGTGATCGAAGGTGCCGTCTACCGTGACGCTCGGATCTTCGGTAATGAACATCAGGCTCAGGTTTTCTCGGCGTTCGTCGTGTGTGCCGCACACCCGCCGCTTAGTAGGCGTGTTGAACGATCCATAGACGAAGAATCCGAGTAGCCGACCCTGGTTTCCGTTTTCCAACTCGATCCGGAGGGGTTCGGGAAGGATGACCAGCGGGTTCTGATGCGGAAGGGTATCGAAGATCATGCCGGGAAGTTCTTCCGCGCCGGTTTCCGCCAGCTCTTTGACCATCGCGGGATGTATCGCGTAGACAACCTTCGATCGATGCCATAGACGGCGGATTGCCAGGTCTACCAGTCCGCTCACGATGTCGGCTCGATAATGCTCGTCTACGTGAGCGGTTTTTGTCGGCACCCCGTCGAGGATGTTACTCACCTGGTCGTAACAACCGGCACGTTCGACGCCTTGTCGCATTAGATCAAGGTGTCTTTCGATGCTCTCACCAATAGCGACCGCCTGAGAGTTGAGGCTCATCTTCGGTTACTCCGTGCACTCGGATAGCAAAACGGCTACTCGGTCAACCTACTTTACCAGAAGAGAGGCGCTTCAGGTGGAAAGCCTGGAAAACCCCGACATGCTCAAAGCTCTTACCGCCGCGAGATCCGAGCTTGTCGAGCGGATGGGTTTCGCTAAAGGTCAACCATACGCAGCCCTTTTCAAGATGTATCTCGAGGTTCAAGCACAGATAGCGGCGCTTACCCCGATGGATAAGGAAGGTACGCCGCTCGATGAACTCGCCCAGCGGCGAGCTAAGAGGCAATCAGACGCCGAAGGTTCTGCTATCCCGCGAAGGACGATGGACCGAGGCTGACGAAGCTGTCTTCTTAGCCTCGAAATACGGTCTGACTCCGGACCCGTGGCAAGAGCTGGTTCTCCGTCACTGGATGTCCGTTGAAGACGGACGGTGGAAGAACTCGGTTTGCGCTATGACCGTTCCTCGACAGAACGGCAAGAACGCGCTGATCGAGATGACCGAGTTGTATTACACGGTCGAACTCAGTCTCAGAATTTTACACACAGCGCACGAGGTGAAGACCGCACGTAAAGCGTTCCTTCGCGTCGCCTCGTTCTTCGAGAACCCTAAGAAGTACCCGGAGCTTGCCGACATGGTGCAAGAGATCCGGCGGACCAACGGCCAAGAGGCAATCGTTTTGAACAACGGCGGCTCTATCGAGTTCGCCGCTAGGTCCAAGTCGTCCGGTCGTGGCTTCTCGGTCGACGTTCTGATCCTGGACGAGGTTCAAGAATGCACGAGCGAAGCTATCGCCGCATTGCTGCCCACGATCTCAGCGTCTCCGATGCCGCAACAGATTCTTGTCGGCACGGTCCCCGGGCCTAGCGCTAACGGTGAGGTGTTCGAAGGTCTCCGCAACGATGCGTTCGAGGGTAATAATCCCCGCCTGTCTTGGATGGAGTGGAGCGCTGACAAGGACGCTGACCTAGACGACATTGGTACGTGGCTGGACGCTAACCCCGCTGCCGGTATCCGCCTACTGCTCGACACGATTCGCGACGAGCGAAGCGTGATGGATGACGAGACGTTCATGCGGGAACGACTCGGCATCTGGGACGCCGTGGTCTCCAACGCCGTCATCGACGCGACGAGTTGGGGCCTGGTGGCCGATGGAGCGTCCCAGGCCGGAGACCAGCTCGCGTTCGCTGTCGACATCTCTCCCGATCGGTCCATGGCCTCTGTCGCCGTGGCCGGTGCCCGGCCCGATGGCCTGTACCACGTGGAGGTCATCGAGAACCGCCAAGGGACCGATTGGGTTATCCCGTATCTTGCTGCGCTGGTCGCGCAGTGGGGTCCGGTGGCCGTCGTGGTGGACGGTCCGGCATCTTCGCTTATCCCGGAGCTGTCCGGCCTGGAGGTTCCGGTACACAAGCTGTCCCCGGCAGAGTTCGGGGCGGCATGCGGGCTGTTCTACGACTCGGTTATGAATGCCGCGCTACGTCATCCTAATCAGCCGCTATTCAATACGGCCGTCGAGGCGGCCCGGAAGCGGCCTATCGGCGATATGTGGGGCTGGGGCCGGAAGAACGCTACGTCGGATATTACGCCCGTGGTTGCTGCCACGTTGGCGCTGTACGGCTTCGTCACCGGTAAGCCGGTCAAACGTAAGAAGAGGACTCGAAAGGCGATGGTCCTCGGATAAGAGGACTAGTGAGCGAGAATCTGAATATCACGGTGCCCACCCTGGTCTTATCCGACGAGGAAGGCTCTGTTTTGGGTCAGCTTCGGAGCCGGATCATGTGGTATGCGGAGATCAACCGGCGGAAGCAGCATTACTACGAGGGCCGCCAGGCCGTGAGGCAACTCGGTATCTCGGTACCGCCTCAGCTTCATGATTTGGCTGTGTCGGTGGGGTGGCCCGGGACCGTGGTCGACGTTCTCGAAGAACGGCTTGATTGGCAAGGCTGGACATCGGTCACCGATGAGCTTGACGGCCTGGACGAGATCTATCGAGACAATCTCCTCGGTATCGAAGCGTCCCGAGTCCACCTCGATACCCTGATTACCGGTACCGGGTTTGTGACCGTGGGTAAGGGTGATGGTTCGGCCGGAGAGCCCGACGTGCTGATTACTGTCGAGTCGTCTTCGTGTGCGTCCGCGATATGGGACTACCGTAAGCGGCGTGTGACGGCCGCCCTGTCGCAGACATGGAACGAGCTGGGCCAGATCGTTCTCGAGACTCTGTATCTTCCTGACGAGACGGTCACGCTAGCGCGCAACGCAGATTCGATTATCACCGCGACCGGGACCGGCAACAACCGGTCGATGATTGTCGTTGACCGGGATCAGCACAATCTAGGCCGTGTGCCGGTGGCTCAGCTTCGCAACCGGGACCGTGCTTATGACCTGAAGGGCCGCTCGGAGATCTCTCGGCCGGTCATGTACTACACCGATGCGGCCTGCCGAACCATGCTCGGAATGGAAGTCTCGCGAGAATTCTACTCGGCTCCACAGCGGTATGCGTTAGGTGCTGAGCCGGAAATGTTCGGGATGAATGATGACTCGACGGCCGACGACAGGATTCTAGTCGGATGGCGCGAGGCTATGGGACGCCTGAATATCATTCCGCTGACCGAAGACGGGGACATGCCCCAGGTTGGGCAATTCCCGAGCGCTCCGCCTACTCCCTACATCGACCTCATCCGCAACTATTCTCAAATGATCAGCGCCGAGTCCGGTATCCCTTCGTCCTACCTCGGGTTCACCTCCGAGAATCCCTCGTCGGCGGATGCTATCCGTCAGATGGAATATCGACTGGTCAAGCGTGCCGAGCGTCGACAAACCAATTTCGGGCAGGCGTGGCGAGAGGTTGCCTACCTGGCGCTGCTGGTTCGAGATGGGCGGGTTGATCCTGATTTCTTCCGGACTATCGATGTCAAATGGCAGGATGCGGCTACCCCGACCCGGGCCGCGGCGGCGGATGAGGCCCTGAAGCTGACCAGCGCCGGAATCCTCACCGCAGACTCGACGGTCACCTATGACCGGATCGGGCTCAGCGCTCAAGACCAAGCCCGGATCATCGAAGACAAGCGGAAAACACGCCTCAACGGCCTCGTAGAAAATCTCAAGAGCGGAGCGGCCAGCGCTAACGCCAACCAGGTTGTTGCTGCCGCCGCTGCCCGGAAGGTTCCAGCGGGTAATCAATGACCCCGGAAGAGTTTCATACGGTTCTCACTGATCTCAACACGGTCATACTCGGGGACCTCCACAAGTTATGGAATGAGTACAAGGAGTTAGACGAGCAGACGTTCCGGGACGTCATCATCTCGGCGTACCCGGATCTCATTTCACCGCATATCGAACTGGCCGGGGAGTTGGCGGCCGACTGGTACAACGATGCCGCACCGGGCTTGGCTTACACAGCCACGACCGCGACCCTGCCCCCGGTCCGCCAGCTGCACGCGTCGGCCGGTTGGGCTCTCGCCGATGCGGTGAACGCCGATGCCGCATTTACCTTGCTGGCCGGATCTGCTCAGCGCTCCGTCTTCAACGGAGCACGGCAAACGATTGTCGACAACGCCGAGACAGAGCGGGGTGCCCGCTGGGCTCGACATGCGCGCCCCACGGCGTGCCGGTTCTGCCAGATGTTGGCGACCCGCGAACACGTGTACGGGTCTAAAGAGCTAGCGCTCAAACATTCGACCGGCCCGAAACGTCGGCCAACCGTTGCCCCGGCTCGACACCGAGACGACAGATATCATGATCACTGCCGCTGTATAGCAGTCATGGTGCGCCCCGGAGAGAAATACAGCCCCCCGGCGTACGTGGACCAGTGGACGCACGACTACGAGCATGCGGTGAAGCTGGGCGGTGGTGAACGCAATTTCACTGCCGTGATGAAAGGCTATCGGCTGCTGGATAAACAAGCAACCACCCACATTGTGGCCAGGGATGTAATCAGACAGCCGATACTAACCAAACCTGCCCCCATACATATCCCATCGGCCGAGGAGCGTATGGGTTTGCGGAGGCTCCCCCAGAAGGAGCCTATGCGCGATTCGATCAACAAGGCCAATCCGAACTATTCCCTACCAGACGCGGAAGCTCAGGGATGGCTGACCAACTGCCAGCGAGTCATCTGCGCCTACGAATTGCGGCGTCGTGGTTGGGATGTCGAGGCGGGCCGCCTGACGGGTGACGGGCTTCCGCTTGATCGGATAGCCGCCCTGTGGCGCGACGCGGACGGTAAACCGGCTCAGTACAACATGGTTACGTCGTTTACGGACATGCAAGCTCAAGTCCAAGCCCTGCCCGTGGGCGCACGTGGGTTTGTCTACGGTGCGTGGAAATACGGTTCAGGCGCCCACGTGTGGAACTGGGAAGTCGTGCAGGACAAAGACGGCACACCGCTTATGCGCTGGATAGAGGCACAGATTCCTACCAACACGCCATCAGCATACATCCAGCGTCTCGACTGGCTCGGGAAGTGGCCTGTGCAGTGGGCGCGCTTGGATAACCTGGAGCCGGACCCGGATGCGTTCCGGGCTGAGAAGATCCTGCGGCAACACCAGGAAGGGGCACCGTGATCACTCGCGCACAGGCCGTCGCCGCCGTTCCGGCGGTGGCAGGCGTACGAGTCGTAGGCACGTACGACGCGGGCGACTACTGGATGGTGTCCCGCACCGCCGCCGAGGCAGGTCTTGATATGGATCTTCCGGTGTACTTCGTGCACAAAGATACCGGCGACCTTCGTCAGGCTCTCATGCCTAGAGACCTCGAAATGCTGGACCTCATAGACGAAAGCTCATTCGAGGCTGCCTAGAAAGCTGGCGCTCACCCTGCCTCCCTCGTAGGCGGGGTCTTTTATTGCCGGGACTCTTCCGAGTCTTCCCGGTTTCCGGGTTCATAGCTCAATTGGTAGAGCAACGGTCTCCAAAACCGTCGGTTCCAAGTTCGAATCTTGGTGAACTCGCACGCGCTTACACCCGGCGCTCAACGGGTGGCTGATACTGACGAGTATACGGAGAGTGTATTTCTATGACCGATTCCACGGTTGATGTGAGCCCCGCTACCGATGATCAGGGTAGCGGTGCCGAGAATCCTGCCACCCGGGAGGCTGTTACAAGCTTTCAGGCGATTACCTCGCAGGAAGACCTAGACCGGATCATTCAGAACCGGCTTGCCCGCGAGCAAGCGAAGTACGCCGATTACGACACCTTGAAGGAAAAAGCGGGTCTGTTCGACCAGGCGGAGGCGGAGAAGCTTTCGGAGATCGAACGAGCCAACAAGCGCGCCGACGACGCCGAGGCCGAACTATCGACACTTCGTCTGGATAAGCTCCGTCGCGACGTGGCGGACGCCAAGGGCATTCCCGCCCACCTGGTGACCGGCTCCACCCAGGAAGAGATGGAAGCCAGCGCCGACGCGCTTCTGTCGTGGCGCGGCGAGATTCCTGCCGCAACCCCTCATTCCGCTACCAGCCCCCGGCCTGTGGCGCAGCAAGGCAATCCCTCGAGGACCGATCGGCCTTCGGGTATCGCTGCCGGACAAGAAGCCGCACGGCGGCGAGGCTGGCTCACCTAACCCGTCTCAGGAAAGAGATATGACCAGTATTACGGTTCGTACCATTGGTACGTTCGTGGGCGAAAATCGCTCGTGGCTCCAGTCGGACCATGGCGCAGGCCCTAACGAGATGCCCGGTATCACCCTTGACATCTCGAAATTCACCTTCGGCACCCACTATCCGACCGGATTCCTCAAGTCCGGCATTGTGCTCGGCAAGGTAACCACCAGCGGCCTGTTCGGTCCTTACGACCCTGCCGCGACCGACGGGCGTGAGAATCCGGCCGGAATCCTGTTCAGTTCGCTTCCGGTTCAGGGCAACACCCGGATTGGTGCGGCCATGATGGTGCACGGTTTTGTGGACGCGGCGAAGCTTCCCGCGAACAACGGATTGGACGCGAACGCCCGGACCAAGCTTCCGCTGATCGTTTTCACGAACTGAGGTACCCCCTTTATGCCTATCTTTTATGACGCGCCCATTGTGCCGGACACGTTGACGACGTATATCCGCGCTCAGCCGCTCCCGACCGGTAATCAGCTCTCGGCGCTGTTCCCCGAGGAATTCAAACCGGAGAACATGGTCGACTTCATGGAAGTCGTGAAGAAGACCCGGACGGCATCGTACCGTAGCTTCGACGGCCGGATTCATGTCAGCGCCCGTGACCGCGGCACCCAGAAGCGTGTTCCGCTGGCTCCCCTGTCCGATAGCCTCGGTCAAGGGGAGTACGAGCGCCTACAGCTCGAATTCGCCAAGCTGGGCGGTACCGCCAAGATTCAGCTCGAGAACGCCCTCTACAACGACGCCGAAAACCTGACCAGCTATATCCGTAACCGCGTCGAGCTAGCGTGGGGTGACGTTCTGGCGGACGGCAAGTTGACCATCGCCGAGGGTGGCCTCAATTCTGAGGCCGACTACGGTATCCCGGATGATCACAAGGTAACGGCGGCTACTCTGTGGACCGATGTCGAAAAGTCCGACCCGATCAACGATCTTATGGCGTGGTCGGATATTTGGACCAAAGACAACGGTGATGCTCCGGGCCATATCCTGACCTCACTGAAGATCACCCGCGCGCTCCAGCGGAACAAGTCGCTGATTGCCGCTATCACGGGGAGCACGATCGGTAAGACCTTCGTGTCTCTGGACGAGATCAATACATTCCTCAGCTCGAACGGCCTCCCTATCTTGCTGCCGCACTACGACACTCTTCTCGATGTCGAGGGTACCGATACCCGGGTTTTGCCGGATAATCTGGCGATCCTGCTGCCCACCGACAAGCGGGAATTGGGTTATATGGCGTGGGGGATGACCGCGACAGCTCTCGAGCTTATGCAGGCCGGTCAGACCGAGTACACCTTCGCGGATGCCCCCGGCATTGTCGGTGTCGTGATCAAGGAAGGCCCGCCGTTCCGGCAGTACACGTTCGTTGATGCGGTGGGTCAGCCGATCCTGGAGAATCCATACAAGATCATTATCGGGACCGTGGGCGACGCGGCAAGCAACGTCGATACCAAGCCCAAGGCCGAGCCCGCTTCCGCACCCGAGCCCAAGGAAACCAACTCGGAGGCTGCTTCGGATACGGCGAAGCGCCCCGGTAGGCCCGCGAAGACATCCGATGCCGCTGGCAACTGACAGCGACGTCCAGGCCCGGCTAGGGCGCACCCTCACGCCCGCCGAGCTGGCCCGCGTCCCGGGCCTGATTGACGAAGCGTCGGACTTGATTACGGGGTTCCTGCGACCCCGGGTCGTGCCCGATCCGGTGCCGGACGTACTCCGGCGCGTGGTGTCGCGGATGGTCGCTCGGGTACTGGAGTCACCGGCGGGGGATGTCGGCATGACCGGACACCAGATGTCGGCCGGGCCGTTCCAGGTTGGTCATACCTACATGCCGGATTCGCGGACGGGTGGCCCGTGGCTGACCAAGCAGGACAAGATTGCGCTCCGGCCGTACACGCTGGGCGCGGTCTCGGTCAGGACGTGGTAGCCGTGGGTCTGTTCCCTACCCCGTATGTTGTCCAGACTCGGCGGTTCCGGGAAGGCCCCGAGAAAGATCCTCGGGGCTCTCTGGTCAAGAAGTGGGATGATCCGGTTACGCAGCCGGTTATCGCGATCGGCCCGAAGGAACGGGTTACCGATCCGTCTGTCCCCGGGTACGACCGGGTGATTGTCCGGCGGCAAATCTATGTGCCCCCCGAGTTCACAGCAGGACCCGAGGACAAGCTAGTCATTCCGGCGCACCGGAACGAACCAGAGCGTGAATACACGGTGCAGGGCTACCCGGAGGATTACACCGAGGGACCGTGGGATTTCCGGCCCGGTCTCGTGGTCCGCGTGACGAGAACAGAAGGCTAACCATGAGTATTGAAGTGATCACCGAGTTCGGAGACCCCATCGTCTTTGCCGACGCGATCGGCTTCCGGACCGAAGAGGATTACAACAACCTCGAGGTCTCCGACGCCAACGGACACATCCTTGCCGCTTACGCGGGCGGTAAGTGGGTCGCTGCAATCATGCTTTCCGATGAGGACGACTAATGGCAGATATGCGTATCGAGTTCAAGCGGGGTGCGTTCAAGGCGCTTCGCTCGGAGCCGGGTGTCGTTGCCGATCTCGAGAGGCGCGCTAAGCGTGTCCAGCAAGCCGCACAGGCCCAAGACGGCGGAACCTACAAGGTGTATTCGCAGCAAGGTAAGGCGGCCCCGCAAGGCCGCTGGCGCACGTCGGTTACGACCGGCAATGCCCGCACGATCAAGAGTAACGCCAAATACCACACTCTACTGAAGGCGCTAGATGCTGCTAGGGAGTAAACGACACCCCGCGATCAGCGTCATTGTCGCTTACCTCTCTCCTCAGCTGTCGGTTCCGGTGATGAACCATGCCCCGGCCGACAGACCGGAATCATTCGTGCGAGTTACGCGCGTCGGTGGGCCGAGAAAGAATATCGCCACCGATGGACCGATGCTGACGTTCGAATGCTGGCACCCGATCAGCGCCGAGGCGCTGGCGATGCAGGTTCTCGACCTTCTGGAGAATGCGCCGGGACAGTTCGTTGACTACCTCGATGACGCCGGTAACCCGCACCGAGCTTGGCTCTCGTTCTATGAAGAGGCCGGGGCATCGACGCAACACCCTGATCCCGAGATTCCTCTCACGGATCGGTGGATTCTGACTGCCCGTCTGGGCATCGCCACCAACATTTGATCGCAACAGCCTGCCCGTATCCCGGGTTTCTGAGGCTGCCCCTTTTCTCTAGGACACATTCATTGCCTACCGATACCAGTAAAGTCTATGTTCCCCAGGCACCGAAGGTGCGAGGAGTTATCTACCGTGCCCCGCTCGGTAGCAAGCTGCCGACCGACGCCGTGACCGCGCTCGCGGCTGCGTATAAGGATCTCGGCGGCATCTCCGACGCCGGTATCGTCAACGCACAATCCCGTGATGTGAAGAAAATCAAGGATTTCGCGGGCGATACCATCGCCACCCCGCAAAGCGACTACAGCGAGACCCTGGAAGTCGAATTCGTAGAGGCTACCAACCTCGAAGTCCTGAAAACCGTCTTCGGTGACACCAACGTCACCTTTCAGGCAGCCACGTCCACCAAGGGCGCTGAGATCACCGTCGACCACAACTCCGACACCCTTCCGAAGAACGTTTACGTGGTCGAAACCATTCAGGGTGCCGGAGTCAAGCGCATGATCGCCGCTATAGCACAGCCGACCAAGGTTGGCGACGTAAGCCAGGTCAATACCGACATTGTTAAATATAAGGTGACCTTCGAATGCTTCAAGTTCCTCGATGGTGACAAGGCATTCAATATTCGCGAGTTCATCAACGACGGTAAGCCGACCGGCGATAAGCCCGTCGAGAACAAGCCTACGGACAACAAACCGGTCGACAACAAGCCGGTGGAGAACAAGCCCGTCGACGATAAGCCCGTCGAGAACAAGCCTGCGGATAACAAGCCGGTCGATAGCAAGCCTGATTCCCAGGCGTGAGTTTCCTATCTGGGCATGTTTCTTTGTCCCCTACTTCACGTGCCCGGGTGGGCTAGGCCCGTCATCCCTCTAAGCTGAGAAAAGGACACGCACATGGTTGTTTATGAGGTTCCCGCCTCCAACGGCAAGAAGAAAAAGAACCGATTCGAGTTCCGTGCCGAAGACGGCAAGGTGTACTCGATTCCCAAGACCCCGTACCTGTCGGGCAAGGCCGCGAAGTACATCCGAGAGAACCACGAGGGGCTTTCCCACGCGATCCTTACCCGGGGTCTGATCGAGATCGAATGCCCGGATGCGGCCGAGGCCGTGTGGGATATGGATGACGAGCAGATTACCGGTATCGCTGAAGCCTGGTTCGAGGCTTCCGGGTTCAATGCGGGGGAATCGGACGGCTCCACGGATTCCTAGAGGAATTCGAGGGGCCGGTGACCTTCGAACTTCTGAAGATCGGCAAACACATCAGGGATGTAGGCACGGAAGAACTCGACTGGAAAGAATTCAAGTACTTCATCGAGTGTCTTCCGCCGGTCCCGGACAATGCCGTATTCCGGGCTATGCGCCCGAACTCGTACAACTGGTCTCTTAACACGACTTTCCTCTCATTGATGCTCTATGCCCTTCAGGGGGCCAACTGGCAACGCGCCGGAGGAGACGAGGACAAGCGACCGGAGCCAATCATCAAACCTCGTGAGGACTGGGAATCGGATAGCCAGCCGGATCGAGACGACGGGGAAACATTCGGATTGCAGGACATTCGAGGCGAGCTGGCCGCGCGTCGGGAAAGGCTCGCCGATAGTTAGGGGATTACGTGGCGGTCGAATTGGCGACGGCGTACGTCAGCCTGGTAATTGGCACCAAAGACGTAGCCAAACAGGTTGAGGCCGGTTTCCGGGGTACTGCCGCTATCGGCAAGTCAGCCGGTCAAGGTATGGGCCGCGAGATGGCTTCCGGTGTCGGCGAAACGCTCCGAACAGGGATTACTTCCGCAGTAGGCGGCATTCCGTTCGCCGGTCTTCTGACCGGGATGGTCAACAAAGGTGCTCTTGGTGGCGCTGTAGCCGCTGCCACGGTGGCGGGTGGCACGATCGCTACCGCGCTCACCAAGGGCTTCGATCGTCTGACGGCTATTGATACGGCTCAGGGCAAGCTCGCCGGTCTGGGCAATGACACCCAGACCATTGCCGGGATCATGGATTCCGCGCTAACGGCCGTCAAGGGTACGGCTTACGGTCTAGGGGATGCGTCGACTATCGCCGCCTCCGCTGTTGCCGCCGGTATCAAGCCGGGCGAACAGCTGACCAACTATCTCAAGCTGACGGCGGATGCTGCCTCTATCGCCGGGTCGTCTCTCGGCGAAATGGGCCACATTATCAACAAGGTCCAAACCGCCGGTAAAGCGTACACCGACGACCTCAACATGTTGTCGGACCGCGGCCTACCCATCTTTCAATGGCTACAGACCGAGTACAAGGTCAATGCGGATCAGCTCCGCAAAATGGTGGAACAAGGCAAGGTAGACTCGGCCACCTTCCAGAAGGTCATCCAACAAAACATCGGCGGTGCTGCACAGGCCGCCGGTAAGACCTTCCGGGGCTCGCTGGATAACCTCGGTGCCGCACTCGGCCGCTTGGGTGCGGCGGCGGAACAGCCGACCTTCAACCGCATGACCGGATGGCTCAACACCGCAACCGGTTCGGTGGACAAGTTCACGCCCCGGGTTACGGTGCTGGCGAAAGAGCTGGACTCCAAGGTCTTTACCGAGTGGGGCCCGAAACTCGCTAAAGCGTTCAACGAGATTAAAAGCTCTGATTCGCTCCGAAACAACCTGTCTAGACTGAAGTCGGATTTTGAGCAACTGGTGACAGCCGGTTCCGCTGCCGCTCCAGCGATTAAGGAAATCGTCCAATCTCTAGCTCAGGCATCGGCCGCTACGGGGTTTTCTGCATGGCAAGTGTTTCTAGCGGTGCTGGAATCTACAGCACAAATAGCTAACTCTGTGCTTGTCCCGGCGGTTAATACGTTGGCCGGTTTGATGAAGGACAACCAAGGTGCTGTTACGGCCTTGGCTGTGGCGTTTGCTGCCTTCAAGACGTGGCCCACCATGTTAGCGGCTATCACCCCTCAGACTCGCTCTGTCGCTTCCGGCTTTTCCTCGCTTCGCGCGTCTCTCACCGGATTCCGGGAAGAAATGACGCTACAGCGGGCGCTTATGCAGGCTCAGGCTGGCTCGTTCAATACTGCCGCGCCCTTCCTATCCCTCTACGGCCGAGAGGCGGAAAAGTCGGGGCGGAAGGTGAGCACGATGGGGGCGGCTTACGCCGCTGCCTCGGTGAAGGTGCAAGGTGCTCTCTCTGGTCTACGGTCGGCCGGTGCCGGGGTGATGTCCGCACTCGGCGGACCGTGGGGCATGGCGCTGGCCGCTGGTGGTGCTGCTCTGGTCGCGTACCAGAACGATGCCGCGCAGGCCCGGCGGGTACAGGAAGCGCTATCGGATGCGGTTGTGGCAGGCGCTAAAGCACAATCGTCTTTCAAGGCGGCCCTAGACGCCAGTAACGGCGCTCTTACCGACCAGGCGAGCCAAGCGGCATCCAAACTTGTCGAGGCTCAACTAGCGGCAATTACCAAGGTCGCTGACGCGGGGCACACCCCGTGGTCTTCGTTCCAGAAGCATATTTTCACGTGGAACGGCGAAGAAGTCGACAAGCAGTATGACGCCGTACAGCGGGCTATCGACCAGAACGACACTCTAAAGAAGGTTCTTCGAGACCAGAAACTTGAGATGTCGGACCTTGGTGGAGTGGTGGCCAAGGGTGGCCCGGCATACGACAACCTTATCGCCAAGCTTCAAGCTACCGGCGATTCGGGTTCCGATGTCGTCAAGGCACTTACCCAAGCGCGGGACACTTTACAGCGGGCCGCAGACCAGGCGAAGAATTCAACGCCGGGGTTCGGTCAGCTGTCGGACGCTTTCAAGACCGTTGCCGATTCTGCCTCGACTGCCGATCAACGGCTCAACGCTATGAAGCGGGCTCTCGATATTCTTTCGGGTCGTCCGATCGAACTCGGCGACGCTATGCAGTCGTATAACCAGGTGATCCGGCAGACCACCCAAGCTACACAGGGTTTGGCGGATGCTTCGCAAGGTCTCGGGCAGCAACTCGTCAACCAAGACGGTTCGATCAACACCAAGACCGCTAACGGTGACCGGCTACGTACTTCGTTGCTGCAAATCCGTGATGCGACACTTGACGTCGCCAAGGCCGGTGGAGATCTGGGGCCGGTCTATGCGAACAACACTGATGCCTTCGCAAAACTTGGTAAGCAATTCGGGCTGACCACGGATCAGGTTACCGCGCTGGCTACGTCCATCGGTTATCTGCCGGATAAGATTACGATGCTGGCAGAGCTGAAAGGCGCTAGCGATGCGACCGAACAGCTTGCGCTTATCAAGTCGCTACTCGATAAGGACCGTGAAGGGGTTGAGATCCCGACCGATGCCCTTACCGACGACACCAAAAAGAAGCTCGATGAACTCGGCGTCAAGATTACCGATGTCACGGGCAAGCCCGGGATTATCAAGGTCACAGCCGACAACGCCGAGGCGCTGAAGAAGCTCCAAGAGCTTATCGACAAGCAGCTACCGGACAAGACCCAGCGGGTCAACCTCGAGTATCAAGCCGCTGTAGACGCTTCCGGCGGCAAATGGCACGCACCGATGGTTATTCCGCCTCAGCCTCGCGCGGGCGGCGGGCCTATCTTCGGTGCCGGTGGGCCTACGTCAGACTCCAACCCGGCGATGCTCTCGACAGATGAGCATGTCTGGACAGCCCGGGAAACGGCGGCTGTCGGCGGACACAGGGCCATGTACGGGCTTCGCGCCCTGGCGCTGTCCGGCGGACTCAAGTTCGCCACGGGTGGCAGTCCTGCGACCGGTGCGGGTATGCCCTTCGGAATCTCTGAGGCGATTAAAGCCGCCCAAGAGATGGAAGGCCACAAATACCAGTGGGGTGGCATCGGCCCGAACACCTTCGATTGCTCCGGGTTCATCTCGTTCCTGCAACAGGTGGCAATGGGCCTTGGGCGGGTCACCAAGCGGCTGTATACGACGAACACGATCCTGGACGGGGCTACCGCCGGTCTGAAGCCCGGTATAGGCCCTAGTGATACCTGGTTCCGGGTTGGCGTCTCGGCCGAGCACATGGCGGCTACTATTGCGGGCCTCAACGTCGAGTCCGGCGGTGCCCTCGGTACCTCCGGCATCGGCGGGGGCCGGGCCGGTGCGGGTGATTCCCAGTTCCCGAATAAGTTCTACCTCCCGAACGAGTTGATCGCGGGGTTCGGTACGAACCTGTCCGGCGGCAAGCTTATCGAGTGGACGCCCGACGACGAGATAGAGCTACAAAAACTTCAGATTGCCGTCGATGAGGCCAAGCAGAAGCGCGATAAGACCTATGCTGACGCGAAGGCGACGGACACGGATAAGCGTAAAGCTGATCTCGATGTTCACGACGCGCAAAGCAAGGTCGTCAAGAAGCAGGAGCAGAAGGACAAGCGAGGCCAAGTAGAGGGCGGTACCCGTGTGGCTCCGCAAGCTCCGGCCCTGCAAAAGCAGTACTCGGACGATGAGAAGCGTAAAGCCGAGCTTCTGCAAGCGGTCGAGTCCGCCAACAAGTCTCGTAACGAAATCTACGACAACCCGGAATCCACGGATACCGATAAGCAAGTCGCAGACATCAAACTACAAGACGCGATCGATGCCCTAGAGAAGGGCAAAGACAGCCAGAACACAAAATCTCCGGTCAACACGGTTAAGGACGTATTCACGTCGTTTGCCTCGAACATGGCCGGTGTTGTGTTCGATGCGTTCAAGGCGCAGTTGCCGGAACAGATCGGTAGTTCGCGCTGGTGGGATGTTGCCGACCAGGCGGTTGCCCTCTCGCACTACAACAACGACGACAGTAAGACGGGTACTAGCGTCCAGGATGCTTTGTCGAATATCGGTTCGTTCGGGGCCGATGCTTTCCTTGGTCAGCTCGGCTACACGAAGAAGAACAACGAGATTCCGGATTGGGTGAAGAAGCTCAAGGGTGCTGCCGTGTACGACGCGGGCGGCTGGTTGCCTCCGGGCGGTATGGCCGTGAACCTGAGTTCGACGCCTGAGCCGATCTTCAATTCGCCGCAACAGCTCCGGGCATTCGCGGGTTCTCAGCTCCAGCCCGCCCAGCGCGGGAATCTGACCGAGCAAGACCTCGAGCGCTATATGCGCTTGCGGCCGGTTTACCACATCACCACTGCCGATGTTTCCGGCGCGGTTCAGCAGATCCGTACCGAGCAGAAGCGGCAGGCTAAGACGTATATGAGGAGATAGGTTTTGCCGAGCGGACTCACGTTCGAGTTCGAGTCATGGCGGAGCCCGGATGATATTTGGGTAATCCACGGGAAGGGCGCCGGAGACCGCGGAGTTTTCCTCGGTACCCATCCCGAAGGAATCTACGACGAACCTGTCGAGTCGATCTGGAATTCATATGCGTTCCAGATCGGCGCGGACTTCGGTGGTATCAGGATTCGCCAGCGCGACGTAATCCTGGGTATGGAGGTTATCGACACCCCCGGCCGATCGTGGCAACGCAACGACTCGGATTTCCGGAAGGCGTGGAGCTACAAGAAAGACTCCAAGCTACGCTGTGTTACCGACGAGTGGGGGTTGCGGTATCTTCCGCTCCGTCTGACCAAGACCCCGGACTTTTCGCCCGACACGGACCCATTCACCGACCAGTACGGGCACGTCATCTACTCCGGCACCGCCGGTTACCCCCGATGGCAACAGGATGACGTTACCGACCAGTGGATCAGCACCACCGACACCACTAACGGCACGTGGGCCGAGGGGTCTGTGAAGGTCTCCAATCCCACCGATACCGAGATGTGGGTCAAGTGGGTTCTTCAGGCTCACCCCGGCGTGGTCTACCGGCTCCCGGATTTCTCGTTCGGAGACGACCGGTTCCAGCGCGCGACGGCCGACGCCGCCCGCACGATCACGATGCCCGCGCTCGTGGCCGGTGAACATCTCCGGGTCGATACCGACGAGCACGCCGACCAGGTCGTCTCGGACATCGATACCCAGGCGTGGCAACGGATGCGGGGGGTGAGGTTCCTGTACCCGATTCCGCCGGAGACTCCCGAAACCGTATTGCCGGTATCGGTGAAGAACGCCCCGGCCGGTGTCGGCGTCCAAGTGCGCTGCCCGCGTCACTGGTCACGCCCCTGGGGCCTCGACTAGCGCCGAGTGCCGATCCGCAGTGTCGATATAAGAGTCGACGGTACAAGCTTTTCGATTTGGCTTGAATACCCGCCCGACAGCATCCGAGCGGGCTAGCTCTAACCCATTATCTCAACCGGATCTATCAGCCATTCTTCGAACCACTCCAGACCGTCAAGTTGAGAGTCACAACGCTAGATGTGAGGTTGGTGCTAATTCGGACGAGGTTTACAGCGACTACTAAACCTGGAGCTATAATGCACGCGGACTTTCCGATATTCCCTGGAAGAGATAGATCCTGCGAGAAGTACTTGTGAGTGCTCTTGCAGTCATTATAGGACGGGCTTGCTTCATCAGACACGGCCGTGCTTGTGGCACCCCCGACAGCTAGGCCGACATTATAGGCGACCGATAGTCCGTTGTTCGCCAACGTCCAGATGTCTACGGGTGCCGGGCATTGCGAGCTTGGTTTCACCAAGATACCCATATAATCCGGCATATCGAGGTTGCAGGTCCACAATACTGTTCCCTCCGCAGGCCCATCTTGAACAGCGATAGTCGCCGGACTACTAGGCACGCTCGACAACGCGGATGGAGCCTGCTGTAGCCCGGTCGCTTGGATAGCTTCGGTAACAGACGAGTGCGCTGACGGCACAGGGGCTGGCGCAGTCGACCGGCCTACGAAGAACCCTGCGCCAGTGAGTGCTGTGATCAACGTAGCTATCGCGCCAATCCATGCAGGGCCTAGCTCGCCGAATCCTTTCTTGTCGTTCTTAGTCTTTGGTGGTTCCCCCGGTAGTGGCGTCGGCCCCTTCGACTGCCACCTTGTGTCGCGATCAGTCACCCCCGAGAGGCTAGCCCAACGATCCCACCCGCGCACCTAATCATGCGGCCAGATCAACACATTTCAATCGGCAGTGCAGAGTGCACACGCGGCGCGGAGCACATATGCACTCTGCACTGCCTTTTCATGATCTCGACCACGACGTTGCATATCAACCCCAGACTTCCCGATCTCGACAGTAAACTTGCAAGGGGATTACATGGCTACGGCCGTCGAAACTATCGACTTCGACAAGGTATTCGCCGAGATTACCGACCGCCTACGGGCGGACAAAGAGCGGAGGCTAATTCCGCCGCTGGTCCGTCTGTGGGATGGGGATTGGAATCTACGCGGATTCGTCAAGAAAGAGTTCAACGCCAAGTTTCAGTTCGTAGACAACGATACCGGCATCGGACAGATCGAGCTACCGCTCGACCATTATCTGAGTCGCTGGCTGATCGACGTAGACAGTCGAAAAACCACGAACGTACATATTACCGTCGATAAGGACGGGGCTAGATGGTCCGGCTCGATTGATGAACTTCTAGTCATCAAGGATGAGCAGGGTAAGAAGTTTGTTCGAGTCACGTTCAGAAATGACTACGAGCATCTTAAGCATATCTTGGTGTACTCGAACCCCTTTGTCCGCCGCCCCACTCTACATCGAGTGGGGCGGCGGGCCAAGGGCCTATAGTTCTTACCTCCCGAGGTACAGTTTCCGAAACTCTGGGTCCTTTTTGGGAGGGCTCGTTGGTGCCTTGGCTGGCCCCCCACTGCATTAGTGGGGGGCTAGCCGGGAAACCGTCCTCAAGACAACTCTGTTAGTAAACCTGATCCGGCTCAATTCGTCTATCTGGACGCTACCGGACAACCCGCTCGACCTGTCCAAGTGGCTGACCTTCGACCAATCCACGTGGGCACAAGTCGTCAAACCGGATCTAACCCCGGACAACTCGGTGAACGCGATTGTCTACGGCCGGTTCAAGTACATGCACGATGTCTCGAAGAAAGTCGTTGCCGACGCTCAGCTATCGTGGGAATGCCGCCGGTATCTGAAGGATGAAGACGAACCGCCCTGGCCCGGCGCTAACCTGAAAAACGGTTGCTTGGTCTGGGATCTGGTCGACAACTCGGGCTTCAACACAGGCACCTCGTTCGGTGGAGATATCTTCTCCGGGCTGACTCACGCCGTGACCGACTTCTTTGTGTCCGACTCGGATCACACGATGTCGGATACGCGGCGGGCGATACCCGATCCGAATATGCCGCCAGAGTACGAGACTCCCGGCTATAAGGGCACGCTGCCGCAATGCCCTGGTGTCATCTTCTACGAGTCCGAACACGGCGGAGTAGCTTCCTCCGAATTCAGCTGGAAACCAGCTACCGACGTGGGAGTCGTGGCCGGAGGCCACTCGATGCCCGGCGTCAACGAATCGCTGTCCGTTGCGGTGCAGGCATTAGGCGACTTAGCCGCAGCAATACCCGGTGTTCCGCCCCTCGGGGGTGTCGCCGATGCCGTGCTGAAACCAATCTACAGCGATGTGTTCGGGGCATTCGGTAAGTGGCGCGATCCGGCACGCGCTACACGCCTCAGCACTCAAGGATTCTATTACCACGAGAAATGGAGCCAGGGCGACGCCGGATATACCCTCGCGTTCCTCCTGGCTATGCGCTCGGGCATGTGGCAAACCAGGGAAACAATCCGACACAAATTCACCGTCCAAGACGGCGCTTCCGGGTGGATTGTCGGCCAAAGAGGACACGGTCACTTCTTCCTAGGTTCCCGTATCGGATCAACGATTCTGGGCATGCCGCCGGGAAGAATCTTTGTCGACCGGGTATCCGAGTTAACCCTGTCGTGGTCTCGGACCGAAGCCCCCCGATGGGACATCGTTATCGGACAACCCGAACCCGAAGACCCGGTTGTTCAAGCGTGGGAACAATTCCAAGACATTCTCTCCATCCTTCACGATCTAGGAGTTATCTAACCATGTCCCGGTTCCCTACCTACGAGAGTTGTCAGCCCGCAGAAGGTGAGGAGCCGGACCCGAAGGTTATTTATCAGTGGGCTCTTGCCTATATCCCGTTCCACGGTAGTACCCCGCTGATCCTCCAAGAGGAGGCGCGGGCGGTGCTGTCTCAGCTTCTCTGGGATTACGGATTCGAGCACAACCCGGACAAGCAAACGAAGAAACTTCGGCTTCCTTGGCGGGGTCAACAGCACTACCTCAACGGCGCTGCCCAGATCGTAGACATTGACGATCCGGAACCCGATCCGGTGACCATCCCCGATCCCCTGGCCTACACCGCACACGAGCAGGCAGTGATGGCGGAGCGGCTGTACCACGCCGGAATGCTGGGGGACAAGGTTCCCGCCTACCGGGAGAACGAGTTCGCCGAGGAGTCCGGAGAGCCGTTCAACCCGTCCGACCACTCCCCCAGCACCGTGAACGGCTACCTCCTGGCCGCTCGCCCTGCCGAGCGTCGGCGCGTTATCGCAGCCGAGATGACCGGAAAGAAAAGAGACCAGATCCTGAGGAAGTGGCGCGGTGTCTAAGGACGACTACGCACGAGCGATTATCACAGCAGGACAGCAGCGGGGTATCTCTCCACGGGGAATCGTTATCGCGTTGGCGACGGCTCTCGTTGAGTCGAACCTCACCATGTACGCGAATCCTAAGGTTCCGGCGTCTCTGGCTATCCCTCACGAGGCTACCGGCACAGATGGCTATTCGGTCGGTCTATTCCAACAGCAGATCCGCCAAGGCAACGGCGGGGCCTGGTGGTGGGCGGACGCCGCTACGTGCATGGACCCTGCCCAGTCGGCCGGGCTGTTCTATGACCGGCTAGCGACGCTCGATTACAACAACCCGGCTCGCTCTCCCGGATCGTATGCCCAACAGGTACAGCAATCCGCTTACCCGGATCGCTACGACCAGCGAATAAGTGAAGCCCAAGCCCTATACGACCGGCTAACGGGCATGAAGCCCGCTAGCGGAAAGGTGCCTATGGATAAGCCTACTTTTACCGAGATCGAGCGGATGGGCAACTCGTGCGACGCCAGGAGTCGTCCCCCGATCAACTTTCTTCTACACACCGAGGAAAGCGATAGCTCGGCGTCCGCGCTAGCGGATTACCTGAACAACACCGCTAACGGGGTTTCCTACCATTACACACTCCGCGATGAAATCCTCGTTGATGTAGTCGACACGGACTATGCATCGTGGTCGGTGCTCGACGCCAACGCCTACACGATCAATCTCTGTTTCGCCGGTTCCCGGGCCGCCTGGTCTCGGGACGAGTGGATGCAGAGAGAATCAGATATCGAGATCGCCGCGTATGTGGCTGTGCAGGATTGCGGCAAGTATGGAATACCCGCACAGGTCATCACGCCGCCTTACCGCCGAGCGGCGGGTATCTCGGATCACCGATACGTGACCCAGTGTCTCGGCATCGGGACACATACCGATGTGGGCGACGGTTTCCCCTGGGATGTTTTCGAGGGCTATGTAAACAAGTGGTCGGGCGCTGCTGCGCCCGGCTTGTCGAATGGAGATGATGAGTTGAGTTGGGGCGAAGTAATCAAGAACCTTGACGGTCAGGATGTGAGCCGTGAGGACATGATCAAGTGGATTGACAAGCACGTGATCGAGTTGCGCCGGATCGGTGTGGCGATCCTTGATCAGCTGGGCGGTCCCGGAGTCGGTGAAGCTGTGGCGCAAGGGCAGCCGGTGAATTTCGATGGTTTCAGCCAGGGTGGTAGCCGTTCTGCCTATGACCTTCAAGCGGCTATTGCTGCCGCCGTGAAGGTGCCGGGAGCAAAGGATATGAACGCAGGCCGGGGAGGTAAGTAAGCCCATGTATAACACTCCCGCTGTTGTTAGGCTGATCGCTTACAGCCTAGGTGCCGCTGTTTGCGGAGCGCTCGCGCTTTTCGGAGTCATCGATCCGAGCCAGATTGACCCAATCCTGACCAACATCGGTACTGGCGTCGGTGTGCTGGTGTCCGTGCTGGCTGCACTGCATGTGACCAAGGTCGATGATCCGGCGACGACAGCAGCGTCTCACGCTGCCGCCCCCGCTACCCCGGCGACTGATGCCCCGGCCTCCGTCGTTCCTGCTACCGCAGCACCGGATGATCCGCCCACCCCGGACAGCGGCACGGTGGGCGCTTTCCAGCTGCGGGGGTAAGGGGCTGGCGCATGGAACTTCCCCCCGACACATCTCCGTTTGTCCTAGCCCTGTCCGTCATCTCTCCCATTGCCGTTGCATGGATCAATAACCGGGGACAACGGAAACAACGCGAAGATCTCAGAAAACAAGGCAAAGACCTAGCCGAAGTTCGAGAACATGTCAGCAACTCGCACGCATCGAATCTCCGAGACGACCTGGACGAGATGCGCAGGGACATTCGAGGTCTCCGGCACGACACCGGAGACCTCCGGGGAGAGGTCCGCGTCATCCGCTCCGAGGTTCAGCACGTGCGGGCCGCTATGCGTCGCACACACCCGGAAGAGATCCTATGAGTTTCCCCATCGGCCCGGCCCCGGACGGGGCCTGGCAGCTCGGGAGCCGGTACGGCCAAGACATCGACAAGGATCAGGTAGCGGGGATCGTCACCCACGGCGCTAAAACCACATGGGAGAACGCGCAGGACTCGCACCGCAAGAACGTCCGGGACCGAATCGACCACACATACACCCTCGCTGTCTCGGCCAACGGCTCAGCCGACAAAGCGGTATCCGACGCTCAGGCAGCGGCTAATGCGGCAGCCGACGCGACGCAGAAGGCCAGCGATGCCTACGAGAACGCCTCGTATTGGATCATCGAATGCGTCGTAGCCTCAGCGGAAGTATTGCTCGGCGTCAACGAACTTCTTCTCGGCCCCGTACTCAATGTGCCAAGCAATCGCAAGGCAGTACTGACCGATGTACACATAGCGCTCTTGGAACAGCCGAATGGTATGGCCCTCGAGATCCGGAAATGGAACGCGGCCGGTACCCAATCCTCGACACTTACCACGGTCACACTTGACCCGAAGGTCACTCGACGGAATGTCTCCCTTCCCTCTCTCCCGATTCTCGACAAAGAACGCTTTTACTATTACGTGACCGGCGTGAGCGGATCGGTCCCGCCTCAAGTGCTACAGGTCGCCGTAGCCGGTGCCTACCTCTGATTGGAAAACCTCGTGCAACGTCAGTTTCATTGCATCGCAGACGCCACTAACTATCACTCGTCGCATGTCATCCCCGAGCACCGTTACACACTGTGGTGTAAGGCGTTCGACGTCGAATCCCTCGATGCCCTGTTCGATATGACTCCGGCCGAGAAGGCCGTACCGCTGTTCGATGCCGCAATCACCCGATTCAACTCTCACCCGGAAGACCTACGCCCCTTGCTGGACGCCTCCGACCCGGGAGGCTTACGAGGCAACCGCAACGCGCTCGTCGGCATCCGCACATTCCTCGCCGACCACGGAGGCACCATCTCCGGAACCTTCACGGAGACCGCATGAGCTTCCTAATCCGACGTAACCCCTCCTGGGCATGGGCGGGATGGCATGACCTGGACGACCAGCACGCCAGACCAGACGAGACACCGATTCAACCACCCTGGCGCAAGACCAACATGTCCCGAACGGTCAACCTGATCAACAATCAGGTTGTCATCTCCGACTACTTGGAGACCCCGTTTCAAGTCGGAGGCGTAAGCTACGAGCAGATGCCCTATACGGAGAATTGGGGCGCTGAGTTCGACCTGAATATCGACGGCAACATCATTCAATCCCAATTCTTCGGCATGGCTCTGGCGTCATCCTGGGCGAAGGTTGGCTTCACAGACCTTATCGAAACACCGATCATCGCTATCTGGCGAGATGCAGCCTCGATTACCCAGAATCTTCGTGTCATCGTATATCACTCACTCGCGGAAATCGAAACGCTCTGGCAGTCTCCCAACCTCCCGCAGATGATGAACAAGATCTGGTATCGAGTGAAAATCTGGCTAGAACGCGACCGATACCTAAGAGTACTCATCAACGATGTTGTGAGGTTCACCTATTGGTTGCCGCCGCAGTACGCGGCAGGACAGAACAAAAGGGGGCTGAACTTCCTCAACCAAACATCCGCCCCGGCGTACCTGAAGAACTTCATCTTGTACGACCGCCCGCCGGACATCGGAACCAGCCTCACATGGCACCACGAAGTCATCAACGACGACTTCCAACGCCCAGACGGCCCGGTCGGCAACGAATGGACTCAGATAGGCACCAATGCGGGCATCGCGGGCGGCCGATGGGCGAACACGGGCACCGCAGACGGCTCTCGCGGACTGATCCGGGATACCGGAGTCACACACGGCGCACAACGGGTAGAGGGCACGATCCGCAACCCCAGCAGTACAGCCGATGCCAGTTTGCTGCTCCGCACCACCCCCGATGGATCTTCCGGGCTCGCCGCTAACTTCTACTCGAACAAGGTCTACATCTCACTGTACTCGGATGGCCTGGCGAATCCGACAATGACCGACTACATCTCTACTTCAGTCGACATCAAAGATGGAGACCGCCTCGCGTTCTCAGCCAACGGCGAAGGTGCCTGGGTAGAAGTCGGCGGCCGGATTGAGCTTATGACCAGCCTTCTCGGACAATCCCCCGGAACCAACCCTATGGCGGGAGCACGTGTGAGTCATAAGCTTTTCGGTGATTCTGGGGCCTGGGATGACATCAGGATTCTCACAGCATTCTGAAACAGCGCCAAACTTGCTCCGCAGTCTACCCTGACGTACTCTCCGATTTATGGTGAATAGGACCGTAGTCGAGACCTACGATGATCTCACAGGAGAAAAGGTAGATTCGGAAATCGTTCCCGACCCGACAATCAACTTCGTGGTAGATGGGATGGAATACGAAATCGACCTTGGCGCGACGAACCGTGACAAGTTCTTCGCAGGTTTGGACCCATACATCAAGGCGGCCCGGAAGACAGGCCGCCGACGCGGGAGCAGCCGGACAAGCAAGCCATCCCACAAGGGTGCGGCCGTCCCGCGAGAGCAGCTGAACGCTATGCGCGAATGGGCCAAGAAGCACGGGTACAAGATCAGTGAACGCGGTCGGATCTCCCAAGATATCCAGGATGCTTTCCACGCAGCCGGAGGCAAGTAACCCAGGTACACCAGAAGCCCCTCAGCTTACGCTGAGGGGCTTCGCTATGCCTATGCGGGTGTGGCTAAGGTCCTTCGAACCAACTTCACGACAAAGAATGTCCCGATACCAACAACCAGGAACACCCCGGCAAGAATCAACGGCATCTGGGAAGGGTCATGCCGTACCGAGCATCCGAACCCGCTGGGATCCGGAACCAGGCACTTGTTATCTCCGGCGCGAGAAGCGATGAACAGGCACAGCGCGGCAAGTGCGACGAACACCCAACCGGCCACACGGCCTAACAGGACGCCTACGCGCTGGTTCGGTGTGAGCGGCTGTGGTGTTGTCATCGGTTGTCCCTCGGTCATCGGCTTTACCCCTCTTCAGTATCGATGGGATCACAGTACCGGATACAGGTTCCGCTTGGAAGCTTATTGAAGGGGTGCACCGGTACCGAGAGACCCCCGGGCACGTTTTCAGCGATCCGATCGGTAGAGATACGAGTCAGCCCCGTCGGAGCATATTTCGCATACTCAGCCTCGCTCGTTGATCAAAGCGGAGACAAATCTCCCGACTTCACCGAGCTTACACTCTGTAGCCACTCGTCGTAGCCTTCCTCAGTGTCCATGAAATCAAGCAGCTTCATTTCGGACTTGGACTTTACAAACAGCTTGATACCGGCGTCTTTTAGCATCTCCCGACGGCCCGGCCAGTCCAGCCGTGCCCAAGCTTCTGAATTCGTCTCTCCGGTCGTTTCCTCTACCATGCGGGGTGCAGTAACCGGCGAGGCTTCTAGGGCTGCCCTACGTGCCGTCAGCCCCTGCAAGCGAGTGAGATACTGTGTCTTGTCCTCATCGGTCACTATCAGACCAGCGTCGGACTCGTCACGTAGACGCTGAATCGACTCCTTCACTCGTTCCAGCTCCGCCCGGTTATCAGAACCTGGGATGACAACACGGCGGGTAACTTGCCGAGGGCCATAGTGGCTCAAGAACTCTTCTTCAAGCTTCTTTAGCAAAAGATCTTCCCGGACCAGAACAGAACAATTCTGACCAGTCTTGCGCTGAACCACGCTGGTACAGCGAAAATAATGGTTTCTCTCGTTAGGATGATGCTGGGTTAATTGGCCTTTACACCGGTAGCAGAAACCGACGCCAAGTACCGGATTTTCAGAATTTTGACGCTTCTTACCGGAGTTCGTTCGCTTCTCGACCTCTTGCTGTATACGTTCCCAATCGTCATCGGTGAAGCTTGGATCAACCATCCGGATCATTGAACCATCGGCAGTCAGGATCGGATTGCCTTTCGCATCAACCTTGATCCCCTGGGTACCGTGTGAAGTCATCAGGTTGACCAGCGTTGCCGATGTCCACGGCATCTCTGTCTTTCGCGGCAGGCCACGTGCAAGCCTAGACCTGTCAAGGTTGGTCAACTCACCGATCCGATTCAACTCTTGAACAATGCCAGTCCATGACACGCCTTCGAAGAGGCGATCTTTGATCAAATGCAAAGTTTTCTGTCCATCTGGGCAGTGAACCAGACATCGGCCTTTGCCAGACGGGTGCGGAGCGGTCTGGAATCCGAGACGCGGGACTCCGGTTGCCCATCTGTCGGTCTGACGAACTATTCCGTGAGCACCTTTTGCTCTTGTCTTGAACCGATTGAGTTCGATCTGAGCGAAAAAAGAGCCTATATAGACAAACAATTCGGCCATCATGCCCTCTAAGCCCGGCTCTGGATTCCGATAGTTAAGGGTTAATCCATCTTCGGCGAAAACGAGAATCTTCTTACGTTCCTCGCACCACTCGGCAAGCTTGAGCAT